TTAGCTGCGACCCAAGCCTCGCGACGGGAGCCGGGAAACCGTCGCTCCATCCGTGCCGCTGGTCACAGTCTGGACCTGTTCCATCAATGTGCGGGCGGTCGCGTCGCCCTCCGCCAGGAACACATCCATCGCCTGCCGGATGGCCCGCTCCTGTCGAGCCTCGTAGTAAGCACGGATCTCATCGACCTCCCTAGCGCGCCGGTCCACGTGGAACACGATTAGCCACGTGAGGGTGGTGGCCACGGCGGAGATGCCGAGAACGACGGACATCGCGAGGGCTGCCGCGTAGCCGGCGGTCAGTGGCACGCCGACCCGGTGCTCCACATCGGCGTGGATGCCCGCCCACACGTAGATCGAGATGGCGCCTAAGCTGCCAGCAGCGATGCCGTAGAGGCTATGGGTGCGGCTTCTGTGCCGACGGGCAATGATGGCCCGCACGGCGGCACCTTCATGCTGGTCACGGCTGTTCCACGCTTCATCGCCGTTGTATGTGGTCAACATTTCACTCCGATTCCGCTATCACTTTCGGGGACCGGCGACGCGGTATGAACGTCCCCTGTCGAGGCGGCGAGCATTGCGCGTGTGGGGCGTTTGGGTGTCAGGTGTTGGTCTAAGAAGGACGGGACTAGGGTAGGGGCGGCGGGCCCCACCGCCGCGGCTCGTTCATGTTGATCAGTTGGACCAATCTTAATAACAGATCCACAGTTGACAAGCAACATTCGCCGGTGGGATTCGCGTCTTTAGTGGCTTAAGGAATGTCCGACACCTATCTGCGCCGACGCCGTGGCGGTGCTACGCCCGCTAGGTTTGCGGCCCCGTGCTATTGCAGGAGTACGGCGCTAAAGCACGACACGGTTGTTAGCTGAAGGGGTGACGTGCAGGCGGGGAGTACTGTCGATGCTGGCGGCCCGCCGGGGTTGAGGCCGGCGGCCCGCCGCCCAGACCTCAACCTGGGAGGCCAACATGGCATCTGTCGGTGAACACCTCGCTCGATTGCGACGTCAGAGCAAAGTTACGCAAGAGCAGCTCGCGGAGTCTTCCGGCGTCAGTGTCGAGATCATCCGTAAGTTAGAGCAGGGGGCTCGCGATTCAGCCCGGTTGGATACCTTGCACGCTCTTGCCCGAGCGTTGGCGGTGCCCACGACAGCATTGATCGGGGACGCGTCACGGGCGGCGGCCCGTAACGAGCCGGACAACCGACCAATGTCTCTGGCGGAGATTCGGCGGGCGGTTGCCCCTGTGCGTGGCCTCACGGGCGCTCTCTCACCGCCGAGCGGGAATCCGTTGCCCCTTGATTCGCTTCGGGTGCGGCTAGGAACCGTTGATCGCTTGTATCAGAGCAATGACTACGCGGCGACGTTGGCGGCGTTGCCGTCGCTGCTTCTTGACGCCCGGGTCACCGCGGAGGCTGCATCAGACGCCGACCGGGCCGCTGCGTATGCATTGCTGGCTCGGAGCCGGCACCTCGCCGGGAATTTCCTGATCCAGCTACGGGCCGGCGACCTAGCCCAGATAGCCCTAACCGAGGCATTGGAAGCTGCCCAACGGGCTGGCGACAGTGTGGTTGGGGCGACTGTGATTCAGGGGATGTGCTGGCTATTGATGCGGCAGGGGCGCCTGGCGGAGGCTGCCGAGCTGGCTATCTCGACGGCCGACGAGATAGAGCCGCAGTTTCGGCGGGCCACACCTGCGGAGTTGTCCGCGTGGGGGTGGCTGCTGATGGGCGCCGCTGCCGCCTACGCTCGCGACAATCAGCCCGATACTGCCGCCGAAGTGGTGGACGCTGCTCATGCTGCTGCGGTTCGAATTGGCGAGCGGCGCCCCGAGCCCGGGCATTTGATGATGGTGGGTGGCTTTGACACGCACCGTGTGCAGATGCAGCGGGCCGAAAATGCGGCAGTCGCCGATGACCCTGGTCGTGTCCTTGATCTGGCGAGGCTGGTGCCACCGGGGCCGACGCCGGTGGGATCGAGTTGGCAGCGGCATCGTTTGGATGTGGCGTGGGCGTACGCGCAGCAGCGGCGGTATCCAGAGGCAACCAACACGCTGGTGGAACTACGGGAGTACGCGCCGGCATGGCTGAGGCAGCAGCGGTACGCGCGGGACATCGTGCAGTCGCTTACGGAGCGGCGGCGCCGTGCCATGTCTTCCGAGTTGGCTGACCTAGCCGCGCTGGTTGGTTCGCCCGCGTGAGCTGGTACGCGACGTACTAGTTGGCCCATCGATGTTCATTTGTGGCACGGAGCGTACCTGGAGCAGCACTAGACCAACCCTCACTCTCAATGTGACACCCAGTTACCCGGCGTTACCCCCGTTGCGCCGGGTAACTGGGGCCATCGAGGGTGAGGGAGCACGTGCATGATCCGGCTGTTCCGCAAACGACGTCGCCGCTCCGGGCGGTTGGATGCGGCCGGCTCTGCCACCGTGTGCGGCGGGCGGGCCGGCGCCTACCGACCGCTGGGGGACCAGCCGACGGTGATCCTCGACAGCCGGCCGTTGCTTACCCCGCTTGCTCGGCAGCGGGCCTGCCGCCGGTGATGGCCGCCCACGCACGGCCGCGCTCCGGCAGCCTGTCGACGGTCCAGCTACGCAACCGGATGATCCTGTCCGCCCGGCGGATCATCACCGAGCACTGGCCGCGGATCGACCGGTGCCCGATCTGCCGGTCCGCATGGCCGTGTCCGCCCACCGAGACCGCCTACGACTACCTCGCCACGGTTGGGCAGGGCAGTTGGGCGCCCCCGCAGCACGCTGGGAGCGGGCCGTGACACCGGCCGACGCCACCATCTGCCGGTGGTGGCGCGACCTGCACGATCACCGCCAGGTCGACGGCCGCTGCCCCGTGTGCGGAACCCCGCGACGGTGCCGGCCGTGGGCGGAGGCATTCTCCGGGCTACTCACCCATGACCTACTCGGCCCACCCCGCACTGATGTCCGGCCGGTCTAGCCCGTGTCACGGCAACGGTCGTAGGGGCCGACAGTACGAATCAGGCCACACCGATGCGACTGGCAAACTCTCGTACGCCCGGGAGGCTATGGCTGGGGGTCAGCAGGTCACGGGTGAGCTGTTGTGCCCACGGACGGAAGCGGACCTCCTGCGGGGTGTCGCGTTCGGCGGCCAGCAGAGCTTGAAAGCTCGCCTGTGGGCGGCCCCGGCCGTGCAGTGCCAGGGCGGTGTCCTCCCAGTACCGGGCGCGGCGCTCTGGGGAGAGGATACGGGCGGGGTCAACTAGCCGGGCGTAGTTGACGGCGCTTCCATAGTCGCCGAGCACCCGAGAGACGCTTATCTTGTAGACGGCCAGGTCGAGCGTGCCGAACTGGTCGGTCTTGGTGCCGCTGACGAGGCGACGGGCGGCGTTGTCGGCCTCATCGAGCAGCGTCCAGGCGGTCTCGCGGTCGTCGCGCACTGCCGCGGTGTAGGAGGCCGCAGCCAGCAGTTGGCCGTAGAGAGCGGTGTGGGCGGCGTCGGACAACTCGGTGTCCGCCTTCAATGATTGGGCGGCGTCGAGTAGGACCCTCTGCGCACCGTCGCGGTGCTTTGTGCGGCGCATCACGATTGCGGCCAGCCGTCGGGCTTCGGCCATCACCATTGGATCGTTGCCGCTGCGGGCGGCTTGCACCGCGCGGTCGGCGGTGGCCCATGCCATGCCGTCATGTAGTTTGATCAGTAGCCGAGTGGCCACATTATACGCTTGGGCTAGACGACCAGATGCCAGCGGCGCCTCGTCGACAGCTGCGGTCTCATACCCAGCGATGGCCTGTGCGAGTAGCCGGGGCAGGCGGCGGGCGAGTTGGGTGTAGCGGGTGGCGCCGAAGTCCGCGCGAGCTGCGGCCAGTTGCGCGGCCAGCTGATTTCCGGGAATCGGTGCGACGCTGACCCTGCCCCGGCCGAACAGCACGTCTTCGATGGTGTCGGCCATGCCCTTCGGAATAGTTTGGTCCAGGGGCAGGACCAGCGCTCCCGCCGCTGCGGCGGCGGTGGTCGCGATCAGGTCGCGTCGGCGCATCGGGTCACCACCACCATCCTCATCGACACCTTCGCTCAGGCTATCGGCGTCGGTGTCGGCGGTCGATCGCGACAGCCCGAACAAGTGCGCCGGGATGCCGAACACCTCGGCTAGGCGGCGTAGTTCGCGCACGTCCCAGTGCCGGTTGCGTTTGGTCTCCATCCGGCTCAGCGTCGACGGGGAGCATCCGGCTAGGGCAGCGGCTGCTCCGAGGTTCAGCCCGGCTGCCACCCGCGCTGTACGCAGCACGGTGCCGTAGTCGCCGCTGCTGACCGCCTGCGCTACGGCTGGCATTGTGGTCCACGCGGTGCGGGTGCTCATTTGGCCTCCCGACGGGATTATTTGAGCGTGAACGATGTTTGCGGATTGTGCAAGCATGTTGCGTCCTACCCAGCGCGGTCTTCGATTCGATCGAATAGGCCGGTGTGCTGGATGTGTATTCACCAGGGCGAGTCAAGGAGTCCCGCGATGATGCACTTGAGCACACCAGACATCCCGAACACCGTCGCCGACCTGATCCGGGCCGGGCTGCTGGAACTCGGTGACGGCTGCGAAATTCACCCGTCGGCGGTGTTCCTGCCCGCCGATATGCTCGGCACGATCCGCCCCATCGTTCTCGGCGACCGGGTCACCATCGGCGCGTTCACGGTCGTGCACGGCGGTGCCAGCATCGGCCGCGATACCCGCATCGGGCACAGGGTTACGGTGGGTGAGCCGGAGTACGGCTACGCCGTGCGTCGTGTCTACCAGGGCGCGGGTGCGCTTACCACGATTGGCGCTGGGGTGGTGCTGCGTGCCGGCGCGACCGTCTACGCCGGCGCTGGTGTCGGCGACGACACCACCATCGGCCACAACACCCTGCTGCGCACCAACGTCAAGGTCGGCAGTAGTAGCCAACTCGCGGCGAACCTTACCGTCGAGCGCGGCTGCGCCATCGGCGACGGCGTCCGATGCTCGCCCGGCTCGCATCTGACCGCCGACACCGTCGTCAAGGATCGAGCATTCATCGGCGCTGGAGTGCGGACCATCAACGACAAGGATCTGATCTGGCGTAACCCGGACTACGAGCCGCCATTGCTGCCGCCAAGCTTCGCCTACGGATGCAAGGTCGGATCCGGCGCGGTCATCCTCGCCGGCGTTACTGTCGGCGAGCACGCACTGGTCGGCGCCGGATCGGTAGTCACCAAGGACGTGTGGGCCCGCACCATCGTCTACGGTGTGCCCGCCACCCAGCACGGGGAGGTGACCCTGTGACTAGCGCAATGATCTGGCTCGATCCGCTGTGCACCAGTTTCGAGATTGACAACACCGGCTGGCAGGAACTACGCCGCCTAGCCGACGACCTCGGCCGTCTACGCGCGGATGGGCCGGTTCCGCAGGACAAGCTCGCTTGGTCGCGGTGGCTGCTGCATCTGCGTCGTGAACTCGCCTGTCGGGGCTACCGCGCTCCGGTCGGGAGGTCGGGGCTGATCTGGCAGACCCTCGCACAGTTCATCGCCGGCTTTCACGACCTGGACCTGCGCGACGCCACGGGCTTCGGGCACGGCGCGATGATCCTGGCTGAAAGCGCCCCAGAGGTCGCCACCCGCTGGAGCGAGCGATTGACCGCCGGTGAGCTGATCGGGATAGCTGCGACCGAACGGCACGGTGGCTCACGCATCCAAGAGATCACTACCCGGGCTGCGCTATGCCGTGACGGAACCTGGCGGCTGACTGGCGAGAAGTGCTGGGTGTCGCGGCTGATGGAGTCAGCCGGCTTCGTGGTGTTCTTCCGCGATCCCGACGGCCGGATAAGCGCTGCGGTCCTTGACGCCGACTCCGCACGGTTGGAGCGGGAGGTCAGGGAGCCGTTCGGGCTCGGCGGCTGGTCCTGGGGATCGTTGCGCCTGCACGAGGTGCCCGTTGACCCGGCGGTCGACCTGGTCGGCCAGGCGGGGGACGGCCTTGGGGTGTTCCGGCGCCACTTCGCTCGGTTCAGACCCTTAGTGACGGCGACAGCGCTCGGCACTGCTGCCGGGGTGCACACCCTTGTCACCGGTGCCTTGGCCGCTAAAGCCAGGGTCGGCTTGCTACCCCGGGTGCGCGACAATGCCTTGGTCGTTCTTGGTCGCACGCACGCCGAGATCACCGCTGCGCTGCTGGGGACGCTTACGACCAGCCGCCTAGCGGCCGAGTCACATCCACACGCCGACTTCGCCGCCAGGGTTGGAAAGGCTTGCGGCGTCGACACGGCCGTGCGTGCGGTCGCCGACCTGGCACCGCTGATTGGGGCGGCCGGCTTCCAACGGGCTCACCCAATTGCCAAGGCCCGCGCCGATCTGACCGGACTGCTGTACGCCGACGGCATTCACGACAGCCTCTACCGCTCCGGCGGCGCTACCCTTTTGACCGAAACGGGCCGGGCCGACGAGGTGGTACCGATCCGACCCGGCACCACGGCAACAGACCGTCACCAAGCGGCCTGAACAGCAGGACGGCGCGCACCCTCTTGCGGGGGTGCGCGCCGCGTGCCTATCAGTGGGTATAGAAGCCGTCTTCCAAGTCAACCATCGCGCCCTCGGCCTTGGCCCGCAGCGCGGCGGTGATGCGCCGGGCCAGCCGCTCCGACATGCGATCCCGGATCTGTTCTTGGTCACACCAGTCCCAGCTACGCAGCTCGTCCGGTGGCAGATGAATGTCTGCTGTCCCGTGATCGTCGAGGGTGCCACCGTCGTAGACGAACATCACGCCTTCGGTGCGGTCTGGCCGCGGTGGCACCCAGTCGGCTACCAGCAGCCGGCCGGGGACGATCGACTTACCCAACTCCTCCTTGGCCTCACGAACCGCTGCCTGCCGGGGTGACTCGTCGGCATCAACGCACCCGCCGACGATCTCCCAATAGTCCTTGTAGGCAGGCTCGACCAACAGAGCGCGCCCGGCAGCGTCGGTGATCAGAACTGCGGCGCCCATGCGTTTTCGCGGAAGCGTCGCCGTGTAGTCGCTGGATGGTGTGCTCACCACGGCAGGCTACCTGCGTCAGCGACCTTGTTGCGGCCGATCTCTAGACCCGAGGTAGGTACCCGTTCCGGCCGACGCAACCCCGCAACCTGGGCGGTGTTCACCCTCGCGAGCGAGGCGGGGATCCCCAGCTTTGGCGGCTACGTGGATCGGCTGCCTCCTCACGGTGGCCACGAATTCTGGCGCCATCTATGCCCTACCCGCGATGGCGATCTTGGTGGCGGGGACGGGCGAGCCGGCCGTAGATGTGGACTGGCCCGCCTTCACGGGGGCAAAGGCGGGCCAGCGAATCTCAGGGTAGACGGACAGTCAGACAAGCCCAGTCGGTGAGCGGTGAGCGGGTGTGGTTACTGCTGCCCCTCCGCCAGGGTCCGTCCGGCCGCGCTCGAACCGGATTTCCACCAGCCGGGTACGGGCAACACGCCCGCACCCTGAAGAGGCTGAGCGGAAGTAGAGCGCGTCAGACGACCAGCAGCGGAACCGTGTGCCCCCGATAGACGCCCGGGTCGCAGGTCATCACCACACCACGCACCAGCCGCGCCTCGTACACAGTGTGCCGAGTAGCCACATCGCCGACCAGGTCGTGAATCTCGATAGCAACATGAGGATCGAGCGGCATAACCGTCAGCCCGGCAGTTAAGAGGACTGGCTCCCACATGGCGAACGATCCGCGGATCTTCCGGTTCGCTTCGGCGACGGCAGCTGCCGGCAGAACGATGGTCGCCTCGTTGACCTCCGCACTCGCTATCAGGTCGAACACCGGCGGGTAGGCGTCGAACAGGGCGATGATCGCCGACGTGTCGAGGATCCGGGGTCTCACGCCACAGCCTGGCCGGCGTGGTCTCCGTAGATCCGGTCTGCGTCGCGCTCGGCGCGTGCCTCAGCCTCACGCAGCTTCTGCTGTTCCTCGGAGGTAAGCGTCGGTGGTGTTTCGATGCCGAGGGCCTCGGCGAGTCTGCGGCGTACGAGGGACTGGTAGGCGTCGCCTTCCCCGCCGCTTGCGTGGTGGTACTCGCCAACCTTGGTTGCCACGGTGGGCCAGACGAGGTCTGGCCTGGACCGGAATTCGTCCTCGTTGAGGTAGCCGAGGGCAACAGCTACTTCGAGTGGGTTGATGCCGAGGGCGCGGCAGACGGCGCGGACTTGTGCGGGCTGGGGTGGCCGGCTTTGGCCGGTTTCCCATCGCATGATGGTGTGCAGGGAAATGCCGGAGGCGTCGGCGACGTCTTGTTGGCGTAGGCCGCGTTTGGCGCGTTGCACCCGTAGGAGGCGGGCGAAGGCTGCCCCGTGTTCGGATCCAGGGTTCGGTCCGTCGGCCATGACGGCATGGTAGCGGTACGCCGACGGCTAGGCGATGCATCTCGGCAGCAACGTTTCGTCGCGGCCCGATTGGGCAGGGGTGGCCGCGAGTTCCATCATCCGCCCGATCAGGCCGGCGGCAACCGAGTCGAGGTCGGCGACGTCGCTGGCCAGCGCGTCCGCTACGACCTGCTCCGACCATCCCTTGGCGAGCACGGTGACGACGTGGCTTACCAGGCGTCGCGACTCGATGACGGTCATGTCGCCTCGGTAGGGGTCGGCGAGGCGGATGGCGGTAGCCATGATGGCGAGGTCTGCTCTCGTCTTTGAATCACCCGTCTTCCTCTTCTCCTGCCTGTCGGAGCGCGGCGAGGCGTCAGGTTCGACGGTGGGGGAGGAAGGGTTGTTAAGAGGATTCTTGGAAGGGCTTATTTGGGGGGTATCCATACCGGGGGTGGGGGAGGTACCCATACCGGGGGTGCCGGGGGTATGGGTACCACCCCCTGTATCGGTACCGGGGGTGGTACCCATGCCGGGGGTTACTTCGGCCTTGCCTTGGCCGCCCTTGTTCTTGCCCTCCTTGTTGCGTCCCGCCTTGGACGGTTTCGGTCCGCGTATCTCCAACGCCACGTCGTACACCACGGGCCGCTGACCAGCGGGCACGCCGTTGCGTTCGGGAAGCGTCTGGTCGCCGAGCCGGATCAAGTTAAGTTCCAGCAGCTTCTTGACGTCGGCATCGACCTGATCGCGGGACTTGCCAGTCTTCTTCGCCAGTGTCGGCTTTGACTGATAGGAGCCGGTGCCGGCGTTGTTGCAGCGGCGGGCGATGGCCAGCAGGACCGGTAGCAACTCGGTAGGGCAGGGCGCGTCGTCGAACGCCCATGCGATCGATACCTGGCTGACCCACCCCGGCTGGGTGGGCTCGTTGTCGGGCATGGTGGGGTTCACGGGTGGGCCTCCCGTGCTCGCACACCAGTTCGCAACGTAGTTTGCATTTAGCGGAGGTACCTCTCCGTCAGGGGCCGGGGCCCAGGCGTTGGCGCGCCTCCCGGCCCCGAACTATGTCTGGTTCTTGTCGGCCCGTCGGCGGCGTAGACGTTCGGCCTCGGCCTTGTTGAACTCCGCTCGCTGATCGTCGGTCATGGCATCGCGCCGCAGCATCTCGCGAGTGCGGTCGATCGCCTTGGAAATCGCCACCTGCGGCACGCCGTCGGAGATGGCGGCGCGCAGCGTCTCGCGGTATCGCTCCTCGGCTCGGGCGATGTCGTTCCACGCGTCGATCACATCTTGCAAGTTGGTCACCTCCCCATGCTCTGGGTTGCCTACTGTCGTTCGCAACTTCGCCTATGATCGTATGCCTGGAATACTTGACATGCAAGTCAGGGGACGTCTACTGTCGTAGACATCAGGAACACGGCACCGGGAAGCGCGCCAACGCCAACGGAGCCCAGATCGGGAGGTACCCCGAGATGCACGACGCTGCTATCAGCGTGTCCGGCGAGCAGTCCCCTCGCACCCACGGCAACTACCGCATCATCCTCAGCCTGCCCGTGGACGGCGGATTCGCCATCAACGTCCACGCGGCCACCGGTGACCACCGATACCACGAACTGTCCTTCACCACGGCAGACGTGGACACTGCCAACCTGGCCTACCGCACCATCGCAGAAGGCGCAGACAACGGCGTCGGTCCGGAAGGCATCCGCCAGGCGTTGGACGACGCGCTGCGGGCCGAACTGTTGCGGGTTCAGCAGCGTCACGACACGCCATCCCGGCAACGGGTCGCGCACATCAACGCGCTGCTGGACCTGATGGAGTCGCCCGTCGACACCGCCAAGGTCGCCGAGCTGGTTGAGTCGCTGTCGCAGCCGACCCGGCCGCGCACCTTCCGCGAGCTGCGGGACCCCCACGCCGCTGCCGCCGCCCGTGACCGCGCCCAGCTCATGCTGCCGCAGCAGTTCGCCGACCGTATCAACACCTCGAGGCGGGGTGCGTGATGTCGCCGCAGGCCGCCAGCAATACGCCGAGTGCGGTGATCCACCGGGTGCGTCGCCGCAATGACCAGCTGCGCGTCACGTATGCGGATGGCCGGAAGGTCGAAGTGCCGGCCACGGTGAACGGCCCCTACCGGTCGCCCGTGTCGTACGGCTACGACCGCGGCGCGTACACGACAAGGCCAGTCCGGTGAACGCCTGGTGGGCTCGGGTCCGCGCAGGCCACGAGACCCGCAACGACTCGCCCAGCTACGACGATTTGAAGCCCACCACCCTTGACGAACTGCCGGCCGACCACGGCACACACCCGCTGTGGTGCCACCGCCGCCACAACGACGGCCCGTGTGCCACGTCGACGGCCGTCACCGACCCCGCCGGTGTGCGAGTCAAGGTGACCGTCACATTCGACCGGAACGCAGACCGGCCGGTGCCGCAGGTATCGGTGCAGGTGGGTTCTCGTGTCGCCCACCTCGACGGCGGCAAGGCCGGTAACGCGGTGCTGCTGCTCGGGTCTTGGCTTGCCCCCACGGCGCTACCCCACGCCGGGGCCGGGGTCGAGTGATGGCCGGCGAGGTGCGATCGCTGGCCGCGCAGCGGGACCGGCAGCAGCGGGAGAAGGACAACCGTAACGCCGTCGAGGTGGAGCAGATCCGCGACGGCCTGCGCAAGAACAGCAGCAGCAAGTAGCAGATCGGGCCGCGCCGTACTCCGATTCCGTGCCCGGGGCCGCCACCGAAGGCACCCTCCGAATCCAGGGAGAAATCCTCATGTTCACGAACGCGTCAGTCACCATCGGCCACACGACCACCGAGATCCGCCCGACCCGCACCATCCGCGGCGCCGACGGGGAACGGCAAACCGTGCGGGTGCGGGCCGGCCGTGGCACCACCCGCCGGTCCGCCATCAACGCCTCGATGGGCTGGCGCTGATGTGTACCGCCTGCCGGGTGGTTCTCGCCGTGCCGGGTGAGGCGTGGTGCATCGACTGCGCCGAAAACGTGAACCCGGGCGAGTTCGTAGCCGGCGTGCACGTTTCACAGGCCGAGCTGCCCGACCCGGACGAGTGAGCGCCGGCCGTTCACCCGCGTCACAGCAGGCAGGGAACCACAGCAAATCAAACCCTTGGAGGGCAACATGATCTACTTCGCCGCCTAAAGCCACGCGACCGGCAACAGCAGCGGCTTCGGCAACTGCATCCTCCAGCCGCTACGCCCCATCACCACCGCCGACGACCTTGTCACGATCAGCCAGCAGATCGCGGCCACACAGGGGCTCAGCAACGTCGTCGTCATCGGCCTGACCCCCCTTCCCGCCAGCGACGAGCAGCCGGCCTGATGCGCGCCCACCCGCACGACAACCTCGCCCGCACCGCGCGGACCGGCCCGTGAACCCGCAACTGTGGTCGTGGCTGCTCACCGCCGTCGGCGTCACCGGCCTGTACCTCGCCGGCCGCCGCAGCCCGTGGGGGTGGGCTGTCGGGATCGGCGCCCAAGCCCTGTGGCTCGCCTACGCGGTCCACACCCGCCAGTGGGGATTCCTCATCTCCTGCGCCGCCTACGGCTGGGTTTACGCCCGCAACTTCCGGCAGTGGCGCACCGGCAAGCCTGAGCCTGCGCAGCAGCCCACCCGCTCATCTGCGACGTGAGCCCGTCGGGCCGGATCGTGCACCAACCGGCCCGCGCGGGGTCGCCGCAGACGCGAACGACCACCCCTAACGAAGGAGCAGACATGGCGAAGAACACCAGCAGCGACCGGGCGCAGCAGGTCGGGCAAACCATCCGCGCCACCGCGGACCTGCCCCTGTCGAAGCGCACCACCGCCGTCGACAACGCCCTCAACGGCGGCAACACCGGACGTAAGTAGAGCCGGCGGGGTGCGGTCACGCCCTGGACAAGCCGACCGCACCCCGCCCCGATCCCCAACCAGAGGATTACTCCTACGGCGATTCGAGCGCCGTAGGGGTGGTCGACCCGCACCCAAACGGAGGGCCGACCGTGAACCCATTCAAGCAGAAAGCAGACGCGTTCCTGCACGCCCAGCAGAACGCGAAAGACACCCCGACCCCCGCCAACCAGAAGCGGCTGGAAGACGCACGGCGGGCGCTCAAAGCGACGCCTCAAGCGAAGGCCGCCAGAGACAGCATGGCCTGGCGGACGAGTCCGCAGGGCAGCTCACCCGAGTGGCGGCAGCGGTGAATCGGGCTAAGCGTGCCGGCCGTGACTTTCAGTCGGGGGTGGCGTCGTACGGCTACCCCCGCCGCCGCGTGCGTCTGGAACCGATGCCGCGGGTATGCGTGTGCGACACCGACGTTGAGGTCAGTCAGTGTCCGCAGAACTGCCCCACCCGCGACGTTGACAAGTTCCAATCACCCCTGCCGGATTCCCCCCATCCGACCGCCCCGACCGGAGGTAGCCATGAGCGCTGACCACACCTACACCCACCCGTCCGTCCTCGCCGGCATCGCCGCCGGGACGAGCTGGGCCGACCCGGAGTTGGACCCGACCCGCATCGACTGGACGGAACGACGGGCCGCCGCCGCGATTCCGTTTCCGCTGGTCGACGGGCGGCCGGTCAACCCGTACGCGCCGACCGGAGTGAGGTTCGGCCGCAACGAACTCGGCCACTGGGGTGAGGCCCTGGCTGCCGACGCGATCGTTACCGCCGACAAACCGTTCGGCCGGCGGTGGCTACTGATGGTCGAGCGGCGCGACGGACACGGCTGGGCGGTGCCTGGCGGGCACGTCGATCCCGGCGAGGACCCGAAGCACGCGGCGTTTCGTGAGTTGACCGAGGAGACCGGCCTGATCGCCACCTGCACCGCCGCGCGGGCGAAACGGCTGCCGGCACGCTATGTGCCCGATCCGCGCGCCTCGGATGAGGCGTGGATGGTCACCGTTCCTGTCCTCATCGACCTCGGCAGTCACAGCGGTCCGTTGCCAGACGTGGACGGCCGCGACGACGCCCGCCGCGCCGCGTGGGTGCCCGCCGTCGACTACGGCCGCGTCGTGCGCCACCTGGCCGAAGCCTACGGCGGCGTCGTGTTCGCTGCCCACCGCGACCTGCTCGCCGACGTGTTGGGATGTGTGTGATGCCGACCTGCCGTCTTCCGACGCTGGCGTAAACGTGTACGGGGCACTGTCGGGTGGCAACGACACGAACTGTTTCGGCTGTGCGCAGCAACTGCGGATGAGGCGCCGCAGTTGAACCCCAACCATCTGACCCGCAGACAGGAGACACCACAATGTCGACCAACTACTACCTTCGCACCGCCGACACCCCGGACGGCGACGAAGGCGTCCACCTCGGCAAGCACGCCGCCGGAGGATTCACGTTCCGCGCCCACCCCGACCGGGGCGTCACCGACTACCCGGCGTGGCTTGCCCAACTCGACCAGGGCGTGATCGTGTCCGAGTCCGGATACACGGTCACCCGTGACGAAATGGTGGCCATCGCCGCCAAGCAGTCACGGACCCCCTCGTGGGTCGAGTGCGGGGCCACCCATACCGGTGGTGCCGGCTTCTACGACCTGAACGGGCGGCGTTGGCTGGCCGCCGAATTCTGCTGATACCTGAACGCGGCGCGGCGATGATCGCCACCGAACTCAACGACCTGCGAGCGGAGGAAGAGTGACCGCCCCGGACTTCCACAACATCACCGTCTTTACCAACAGCAACGGCACCCACGGATGGTGGTGCGCCTGCGGGGCCGAAGCCGACGAGTTCGAAGACCATGACGCCGCCGACACCAGCAGCGCCGAACACCTGCGCCACGGCGGAGAACGAGACCAGCAGTGATCGACAAGCTCACCAAGCGGACCTGCTGGCCCGCCAACGCGCTCGCGGCGCATCCCTCAGTCCGCTAAGCGGACTGACAACTGCACGATTGAGCCCCGGACCGGATGACCGGCCGGGGCTCCGTTCGCTATCACCTGCTAGCCGCCTGCGGGCGGATCCACCGCAGCAGATTCCGACGGTAGCAACGTAGGCGATGGATGCGTCTCAGACGGCGGCACGGGCGTAGCAGGCGGACCCAGCGGTAGAGGGATCATTGCGGCCCGTCATCACCGCTGCTGTGGTAGCACCATGTCCCGCCACCGCCAAGCCAGGTCCAAACAGCCGGCACCAGCCGGGGCGACACGCCCAGACCCGAGTAGCCCCCGCACCCCCTCAGCCGTAAACGGGAACCGCTCCGCCACCACCTGGCCCTCATCATTGCGGTCCACGAAGTCGTAGGCGAGATGGTCGAACACGTCGGCGTCGACCACCAGCACGGTCAGGATCTCCCCAACCAGCGTGAGCGCATCCAACGCCACACCCAGACACCACACCCGCACTCGGCCCGCGTCACGCGCCTCATCGAGCACCCCGAACGGGCCTGAGGCGTAGTCGACGGGTCGGCCGTGCCCGTCCGCCTCCGGCATCCCCAACAGTTCTTCAGCCAACTCACGTTGGATGTTTCGCCACAGGTCGAAATCGGCGGCGCGAGCAGCCGGCAGCAGACTCGACGGCTGGAAGATCCCCGACGGGATCACCTGCAACATGCCCCCAGCGGCGGCAACAGCCCGAGGGTCACGGCGGTGCATCAGAAACTCAGCCGAATCCCCGTCACGCCTGATGGTCAAGGTGGACACGGCCGGCATCACCGGACGACGACTGAGGTCGAACGGGGATCCGACCAGACGGCGGAACGGCAGGTCACGCGGCGACGGAACCGGTGCTGGCCTACCGTCGACGTCCAACGCCACGTAGGCCAGCTCGTGCGCCAGCGACTCGAACACGTCGGCGCACTGGAAGTAGGTGGTGTCCCCGAACGCCAGTGAACCCGCCGACCAGTCCACGCCAGCAAGCCGCCAGGCGTGCCGGTCCTCAAACAGGCGCGGCCTCGCCAGATCCCGCACTGCCGTCGTGTACCTCGGAAACGGGCGCGTCAGCGACTGGTCCGGCAGCAGCCGAGCTGCCTCACGCTCCGACCCATCCAACGTCGACTGCGGCGCGTCAGGAACCTCCATCAGCTTCACCGCGGCCAGGTCGACCGGGCCGTCCGGAATCCATCCCTCACCGGCGATCAGCCCCGTGTCCGCCAGCCGGTGGTCCGGATACAACCCGGCCGCCACCTGGGCCAGTTGGTGCCGGTTGGCGTTCAACGCCGCCCGGGTGGCCCGCCAACGATCCTGCGACTCGACCACCCGGGAATCCTGCTCATCTGCCACAAACCAGTCCTCTGCGCTCGATCTGGAGCGCGGCACCGGGGGAGTAGCAAGCAAACCAAGCTCGTCCACACTCACCCCAAACACCTGCGCCAGCATTCGCCTATAGCGGGGAACCGGAACCACCTCGCCCCGCTCCCACCGAGACACCTGCCCAGCCGTCACCGGCGCCCCAAGGCGGACCGCCACCTCCTGCTGAGTCAACGACGCCCGTTCACGTAGCGCGGACAGTCGGTTCGGTGCCTCGCCGGTGCTCATGGTTGCCGCCCCCACATGGTCAACGCATCGACATGCGACCACCAGCGTAAGGGCAGCCTGTGGTTGACGCTCATGGGCTGCTCACCGGATGCCGTTCCCGTGCACTGCCGCCCGCATCACGCTGGGGTCAGCCAAGCAGCAGGACGCCGAGCGGCTGGAGGCAGGTCGTGGTTTTGAGGCATATCCCGGAGTTCGTTGATCCCGATATCCAGGAGCAGGCACAACTTCGGCGGATCCCGGTCTCCGCCCGCACGGTCACTCGGGCGCCCCTTCAGGATGGTCCGCTGATCGGACCTTGCGTGTTTCGGCCAGCACCCGCGCTACGTCCTTCGGGTCGCAGTACCGATCCCCCGACGGGTCGTACACGTAGTGGATCGGGATGCGCTTGTCCCCAAATGTTGCCCCGTTGCGAAGCCACCGATCCACGCTCGACCGGCCGGCAGGCTTCCCGTTCGGGTTAGCGAACAGCACCATTAGCTCGCCGATCTTCAACCATTCGCCTGCATGAAGGCGCTGCTCGATTGCGGCCTGGTCCTCTCGGCTAACCCGGTCCTTCTCGGCCACGCTCCGCCCCCTCGCTGTCGTTGGCCGTGATCGTAACGGCGTTGGCGAGGTGTGTTGCGCAGGTGGGACTCCGGGAGGGACGGATAGCACGCCCCTAGCATACCGACGACCCCTACTATCCCGTCTAGCCCTAGTAGCCCGATCATCCCGAGTAATGCTATTGTCGGTCCTGCGCCGCAGTGGCGCCCATCCATGAACCAAGGAGGTGTCGGCCGGTGAAGGTTCAGCCCGTTACCTACATCGACCCCGGAGTGCAGGTGTCTGACGAGCCCTACACCCCGGCCACGCGCGGCTGGCTCGACCCGCTCACCGACAACGCCGTCACCTGGTTCAACAACCCCGACAACACGATGACCGCCGTCGCCATCGCCCTCGGCGGCATCCTCGCCGTCAAACTGCTACGCCGCCGCCGCAAGCCCGCCACCGAACGCAAAGCCGACGACCTGACGGCCGCCGACCGGGCCATCACCCGCGTCGTCGCCACCATCGCCACCATCGTCGTCGCCCTCGGCATGTGGCAGTTCTTCACCGACGTCATCGAAATCCACTGGACGCTGCGGCTCGTCCTGTTCGCATTCATCGAACTCGGCATCTTCGACGCCAGCCGCCGTGCCACACGCCACCTGTACCGCCACGGCGACCTCGGCCGCGCCCACCGGGCCGTGTTCATCCTCGCCGGCATCTCGGCCAGCCTCTCCGCCGTCCACGCTGACAGCGCAGACCTGCGCCTGTTCCGCATCGCCGCCGCAGGTGTCGCCGCCTACATGTGGTACGAGAGCCTGATCGAGCAGCGGGACATCCTGCACCACCGCAACCCTGGCAAGTACCCGCCGCCCACCAGCCGCGGTATCCCGTGGCGTCGAATCGCCGTCACCCTCGGCCTAGCGGAACCGGCCAGCATCAGCGTGTCCGAGGTCGCCACCCTGCGCCGCATGGACCGGCTGTCCCGGCTGCTCAACCACTTCCACAACACGACCCGCGCCAACCCCAAGCCGGGCCGCATCAAGCGCCTCTACATCGCGTGGCTCGGCTGGCGGGTCATGCGGCAGACGCAGGCCGCCTGCAAGTGGATCGACCTCGCCGAGAACCCGAACGTCCGGGCGAAGCTGCTGCGCCGCCTGTCGATCGTGCGCGGCATCGTGGAAGCGACAAAGCCCGACGCCGTCACCGGTGACGCCTGGGCTGAGGTGACGCAGATCCCGACCGGTGACGCCGACCGTCACCGTCACATCATCGACGTCGAACCGACGCAGACGCCCCACCGTGACGCCAGCAGTGACGGCGACGCGGAGACGCACACCGTCACCGTCAGTCGCTCACAGACGCCCGTCACCACCGTCGTCCCCGTCACCGAAGCCACCGCCACCGATACCGTCACTCCAACCGCCAGCCGCAGCAACGTCACCGTGAAACGCACCCGCACTGACGTCACCGCCGTCCGCCCTCTCAGCCGCGACCTCATCGACGAGCGATTCCGGGACTGGACCGTCAACCAGGTCCGCGACTACGCCGCCAAGAAGGCCCGGCAGGTAGTCGACGGCGGCGGCAGCAAGCGGGACGGCATGAAGGTGTTTCTGCTGCTCTGTATGGCTCTCGGTGTGGAGCCGGCCGGCACGTGGATGGCTGAGGCGGTGGAGGGCGCCGAGTCGGCAGCCCGCACCAACCGGCCCAAGTGGCTGGCTGAGTTGGCCGTCGCTGACGCCGAGCAGATCCTGCGCGCCGAACACGACCGGATCGTGGCCGAGCTGACGGCAGGTGACGGACGTGACTGACGCCCTCTCCTTCCCCGTCATCTCGGCCCGCGGAGGCCGTCACCCCGCCGGCGCTCTCCACGACCTGGCCGCCACCGCCACCGGCATCGACGCTGACGCCGTATTGGCGGGCGGGCTGACGCTCCGCCCGCAGCGCCGTCACATCGCCCACACCGTCACCCGTGACGCTGACGCCATACGCGGCGTGCGTCACCTGATCGCCCACGACCGTCACTGGGAGGACTGGCCGATGACCACTGACGCCTTGCCCGCTACCACCCGACCCGCCGCCGTCGCTGTTCCCGCAGCCGGGGACGCCATCGACCACTCGAAGATCGTCAAGTATCGCGACTGGCGACAGATCGCCGCCGAATGGGCTGGCCTCGCTGCCGCGTTCGCCGGAGCTGCCGGCGTCGGCGGCATCGCCACCAACACGTTCATCGAACTCTCGACGGTCGCCGCTGTCATCGCCGGTGCGCTGGTTGGTGTCGCCATGCTGCTGGTCGCCGAGGTGGCCCGCGAGGGCCGCAAGTGGGTGTACGCGGTAACCGACGAGCCCTACCACGGCGACCCGAAGAACAAGCCCTGACCTGCGGAAACGAACAAGAATTCGAGGATTCGATGGCATCGAAAATCTACGAGATCAACGTCTTCCACAACGGACGGCCAATACGAGACGTCAACCCCTACCTGACCGCCATCGACCTGGCAGACGGCGATACCACCGGCACCACCCTCAACCGGCACCTTCTCGGCGCGGTCCTCCGCACTGGAAGCCGCCGCAGCTTGGCCCACGAATTCCACCTGGAAGTGCGGGACACCGACACCGACGGGAAGGGCCGTGGCCCGGTGCTGTGGCGGTGGGTCATGCCCGCTGAGCAGGGCATCTGATGGCCACCCGCGCCGAAAAGTCGGCCCAGCGTCGCCGTGAATGGCACGAAAGCCGCGTCAACGAAGCGGCCACGCCCCGGCAGCGGCTGTGGAGTGCCTGCGGCTGGCTGGTCGCCGAGGCGTGGCGTCTGGGTCGTCTCGACGACGCCACCGACGGCGTTCTGACGTTGGTTCACCACATGCGAGAGGAGCCCACCCGATGACCACGACAGCTACTCCGGGTGAAATTCGATCCCCTCGAAACGGCAGGGTGCCGGTGCTGGACAGCCCGCCTGTGTCAACGCGCGCACGCGCGAGGATACCGGTGACGTTGAGTGTCGGCAAGATTCGGCCCGAATCGCTGCTCACAGCCGTGCGGCGGGCGCTCCGGCGGTGGTGGCTGTGGACTGCCCGCCCCCTGTCGCTGGCCGCGATGTGGCGTACCAGCGCCGTGGATGTGCGCCGGATTCCTGGCCGGTCGGAGGGGCTGCGGCTCGCGTGGCTGATCTCGAACCACACCGACCGGTACCTCATGTTCGCTCTCACTCTCGCAGCTCCGACGTTCTTGCAGGGGCCGCTGCGTTACCTCACCGCCCGCCCTGTCCGGCGGTGGCTGTTCTACCTCGTCTTTGCGGCGTTCGCCGCGACTTTCGCCCTCGGGAAGGGGTGACCTGCCATGTTCAACGTTGGTATCGGCTTCGGTCTGGTCATCATCGGCATCACGGCCCAGTACCTGATCTCGAAGCGGCTCAAGCACCAGAAGGTGTCGAAGTTCTTCTCCTGGATCGCGTGGGGGGCTGCCCTGCTGGGTGGGGTCGGCATGTCGTCCGAGTTCGGCAGCGCTGTCGGCATCAGTTCGGGCGGGGCGGCTATCGCCTCCATCGCGGCCTTGATGTTCATCATCGTGGACATCGCGGACCGGCGTCCGGACTGGCCGGCGTTCATCCTGATCGTGCTCGCGCCGACGCTGATGCGGATCACGGGTGGGGGGCTCGGCGACGTCTACGATGCGCTGCTGCTGCCGTTTGACGGGGTTATCGCAGCCCTGCGCGCGTTCCTGGGGATGTGACCGGTGGACCCGATCTCCATTGCGGTGACCATCCTGGCGATCTACGGGATGTTGCACCGTAACCCGGACTGGTCGGGTGGTGTCGTCGAGCAGTGGCAGGCGGGCAGGCGGGGTGAGGATTCTGAGCGGGCGAAGGCTGTCCGTCAGCGTCTGATCGACGCGGGAGTGGAACCCGCCGAGAGTGGCGGTCCGTTGCGCCGCTACCTGTCGAACATGTGGCGGGACTACTGGGCTGACCGGGATCGGCGGTGTCAGGCGGAGCATGCCGAGCAGGCCGCCGATGAGGCGGCGAGTGAGGCACGGTCGTGGCGTGAGCGTATGGACCGCCGTCTGGACGAGGTGGCGGCCCGCAAGGTTCAGGGATGGAGGGCGCCGCCGCCCGCCGACCCGCCCGCCGCGCCTAAACCGTCTGCCGGCGCGGATGGTTCACCGCTTGGCCCCAACTCGCCCGGCGACGCGGCACCCGCCCCGCCGGGCGGCGGTAGCGGTGACGCCACCGGCAGCGGCTTCGAGTCGACCACTGTCCACGACGACGACTGCTACACCAACCCTCGACGGCCCTACCACGACAGCACCGAGCCCGACGCGGCCGAGCAGGACAGCCGTGACCCGATCCGGGTGAACGCCACCGTAGGCGACCCCATCCGACCCGAAACCGCCAACAACCCGACCACACCCGTGGCGGCGATCACCTCGAAAGGAACACCAACCATGACCCTGGCAGTAGCAACCAACCAGACGGCCGTCACCGGTGTTGTGTCCGGTGCCGCTGAGGCCCGCGCTATCGAGCAGGCCATGACCCAAGCCACCAGCGACTACGTGGCCACGCTAACCCGGCTTCGGAACCGCATCATCTCGCTGGGCGAGCAGACGATGGGCACGGTGCAGTTGTCGGGCCGGTCGCAGGCCGTGGCGCACACGGCCGCGGCGGCTGAGGCCGCTGCTGCGGCGGTGGCGAATGTACGTGCGTGCACGGCGGAGGTGACGCCGCTGCTCGGCATGGTGGCCCGCGCTTTCGACCGCGTCAACAGCTGAACGGAGACAACCATGACCGACACCTGGCACCTGACCCGCACCACCACCAACCGTGGCTTAAGCCACCTGCCGCCCGTCCCGTCCGAGTACGGCGGCGAGATCCGCGTGTACGAGTCGTCGAGCGCAGAAGGCCCGCATATCTGGCTAAAAGTCACTGCCCCGGCAGACCTGAACGACCCGACCGGTCCGACGGTAGAAGCGCCGATGCACCTGACCGCCGACAACGCCCGACGTCTGGGCGAGCAGCTTCTCGTCCTGGCCGCCGACGCCACCTGACCGGAGGGAATCACACCGATGGCAACGACGACGCACCGGCCGGCGCCGCTGCCCAACAGCGACGCCCGCATCTGGCACGCCCAGCCGAACCACGACGGGCACACCCGCAAAACTGCCCCCACGCCGGCACCAGTGGGGGCAGCCCGAATGCAGAACTGGTACATCGACCCCACCGACGACCGCCGTAAACGCATGCCCTACGACGTCCCGGTGGACGCAGACAACCAGCGCACCGACCACATCCGCTACCAGTGCCCCCGCACGCGGAACATCAACGGCGGCGGCAGGGAACGGTGCGACCAGTTCGCATGGCTGTCGCCCACCGACCTAGCGCTGCACTGTCAGCGCCACGGCGACAAACTCGAACCACCCAAGCCGCCACGCCGTCTCGGGGCCGTCCTAGCGGACACGCGCCGCATGTACGGCGACACCGCGAAGGCGCTCGTCCTGCCTGCAGCCGCGTTCACCGCCGAAGCCGCCGCCGGACTCACCGGGGCTCCCGCATTCGCGGTGGGATTGGCTGCGCTGCCTGCCGCCGGACTCACCTACCACCTGACCAGCCGAAGCCTCACCCGCGACGCCATCGCCAACAACCGCATCGAGAAGGGACAGCGCACCGGCCGCCGTATCCGCAAGATCCGCCGTGACGCCCGCCGCGCCGCCGCCGTGGCCGCCGAGACAGGGTTGTGGGCTGCTGCCCTGACCGTCACCGACCTGAACACGTGGGCTGGTCTCATCGTCGCCGCCGCCGGGGTGGTGCGCTGGGCTGTCGGCGCGAAACCGTGGTGGGACAAGTGTGAGGCCCGGCGCATGCTCGCCGACCTGCCGAAGGTCAACGTGACGGCTGTGGCCGAGGACATTCCGCCGGTGGAGGAACCCGACCCGGTACGCACCCGCGCCATCACCACCTGGAACCTTCTCATCGGCTGCCACGGCGGACCGTTGGTCGGAACCGAACTGGTCGACTACCGGCAGCTACCCGCCTGCGAGGTCGGCGCGTCGTCGCGTACCCGCCTCCCCAACTGGAAAGCGAAGGTGGTCGCGAAAGTTGACGGGTCCATCAACATGCGGGAGCAGCGGCCCAACCTGCTCGGCCGAATCGCCGCCGCCTACAAGTGCACGTACGCGGATGTGTCGTTCTCCGCTGACCCGTCGGATCTGTCGGTGGGGTTGCTGCGAGTGCAGCCTGACAACCCACTGGCGGAGACGAAACTGTGGTCGGGCGCGGCGGTCGCCAACGACTGGAGGAGCGGCCGGTCCCGTATCGGCCGGTACGACGACGCCGCTGACATCGTCTACCAGTGGTGGACGAAGCAAGGTGCCGCCCACGATCTGATTTCCGGGTGTACGGGTTCCGGGAAGTCGGAGGTGGTGGCGCAGCTACTGCTGGCGTCACTGCATTCTGGTGGGCTTGTCTTGGATTGGGTCGGTGACCCGCAGGGCGGCCAGTCGTATGGGGCATTGAAGAGGGCTGTCGACTGGTTCGCCCGCGACAAGACCGAGATCACGCTGATGCTGTTGGCCGCATTGAAGGAGATGTACCGCCGCAACGATGAGTTGTCAGCGAAGGACATCAAAACGTGGAGGCCCAGCCGGAATATGCCGCTGCTGGTCATCACCCTGGACGAGGTGCAGTCGTTCATCGACGATCCGACCATCTTGGAGATGGTGGAAAGCCTGGTGGGGATGGGCCGTAAATGTGGCATCAAGATGCGGCTGATTACTCAGATCCCGGCCGCCTACAACCTGGGCGGGTCGACGTACGTCAAGGAACAGTTGAAGGCTGGTCAGACGATCATCTTCAGGGCGATGACTGACATCGCTGGCCGGTCTGCGATTGACGGGGACTGCCCGATCGACCCGACGGAGCTACCGGACGTGTGGGGTAAGCACACCTGCGCTGCCGGTGAGACGACGGCCGGTCTGATGTACATGCAGGGCATTAACGGTCGGGACGTGTACGGGCGGGCCGACTACACGGGTGACGACATGACGGTGTGGCTGGTCGACGGCGAGGGCCAGTCGACGTTGACGCCAGGCGTGTTTGGTCGGGAGGCGCAGCAGGAGTCGGGGCCGCTGTGGGGCGACCGGCGCAAGCGGGCCGAGTTGCTGTTGGCCGCCGGACGGTCGGATGCGGATCTGCTGTCGGGTGGGAAAGCGCTCGAACTGCTGGAGGCGGCGGCAGTCACGCAGGCCACTCCGTCGCATCTGCGTTCACCGCAGCAGGCCCAGCCGGACCCGGCGCAGCAGCAGGCCGCCCGGGTGTCCCGCGATGTGGTGTTGGAGGCTGCGTCTGCTGCCGCTGACGGGCGGGGGCTGGTGACGAAGGACCAGGTGATCGCACAGCTCGGCAGGATGGCCGAGCCGATGAAGGACGGTACCCGCGATAAGGCTCTCACTGATCTGGTGGCGGACGGGAAGCTGCGGCGAGTGAAGAACGGCCTGTACGAGGTACCCGGCAAAGCGGCCTCGCTGTTCGACCAGGCGGCAGTGCAGTGACTGTGCAGCGGCAGCGCCCGGCAGGTGAGCGTCGCCGCAGTGTCGTGTACTGCATTCTCACCCGCCCAGTCGACACCCACGGCATACCCATTCCCGGCGCCGCACCCGAGGTCGGCTACATCGGCCAGTCGCGGCAAACAGCGTGGCAACGAGAACAGCAGCACCGCGCCAACCAGCCATTCGCCGACCTGATCGTGGGCGGATCGTTCGTCCTCGACGAGGGCCAGTGGGACGACGCCACCCTGGACGCCCGAGAGCAGTGGTGGATTCGCCACGGCGCGTCGGTAGTGCCGGACGGCCCACGTCAGCGCCCCCGCTACAACCACGACCACAATCTCGCCAACCCGGCCCGCATCGAGATCTTCCGTGCGCAGCAACACCGCCGTACCCGTCAGCCGGGCTGGACGCCGCAGCAGCACCGGGTGCCCCGGCAGCGTTCGCCGCACCGGGTGCGTCCGATTGTGCAGCAGCCGTCCCGGTCGCGGTCGCTGCTGCGCCGCTGGTGGCTGCGTCGGCGTGCGCTGATCGCGGCGTGGTCAGCCGTGTGGCTGGCACTGTTCGCCGGGACGTGGCTGGCGGCTGGAGAGGCATGGCCCGGCTGGGCGGGTCCGCGTAATGCGGCTGTGAGTGCGACCCTCGCCTCACTCGGTCTGCTGTGGTTGCATCAGGGGCGTAAGCCAAAGCGTCGGCGACGCCGACGCCGGTAGCGCTAACAGGACATAGCGAAGCGCCGCGCCTGGCACCACGGCCAGGCGCGGCGCCTCGTTGCGGTGCAACCGGTGCTGCCGGGTGGCGGCGCGACGGCGTCGGTGTCGCGTCTGATGTGGGCCGTTGGGTCCATGCGGCTGTACCGGACCGGGCATGGTCGCCGTCATCTGTCCGACAGTAAAGATCTGTAACGGCCTGAAACCGCTTATCTTCGTGCCTTTGCCGATCTGAGGAGATCAGTTGCGTACGAAATTGATCACAGTTGGCGTGTCCGTGCTGGCCCTGGTGGCCATTGCCTGCTCCGCCGGTGAGAGTGACACGGCAGGCCCCGGCGCGCAGGATCAAGTATCCGAGACTGGAGACGCGAACAGCGAGAACGAGGGCGATACGACGATCGTCATGGAGGTGACCGGCCCAAAGACGGCTGACATTACCTACAGCCTGGGTGCAGACTCCTCACAGGAGAATGGCGCTACGTTGCCTTGGAAGAAGGAGCTGACCTCGAAAGAGTCCTTCCTGCTGCCGAACATCGTAGCGCAGATGGGGTCCGGCTCCGGCAAGATCGAATGCAAGATCACCATTGACGGGGAGTTGGTCAAGGAAAACGCCTCCTCCGGCGAGTATGCCGTCGTGACCTGCACCGCCGACAACTTCTGACGGACACGATGAAGCGCCCCGCCTGGCCCTGAGGTCAGAGCGGGGCGGATCGACTCGGTGCGACCAAGTCTTGCACTTCCTAAAATAGGAAGCTAAGATTGGCTTGTCGGTCAGGGGGAGCAGAGCCCCAGACCCAACCGGAAGGAACCGGTCATGATCACAACCTCTTACGGCACCTGGTGCAACCGAATCGAGCGCTTGTCCGCCAGCGTGGAGAATTCAGTCGCCGACTACCTTGGCGACTTTGTCGACGACTACGACTTCGCCGCTGTAGTTGGTGACTACCGCGCCGCGATCAATGGTGCGCTGCCCGACAGTGTCGTCCTGTCCGGGGACGAGTTCATCGGACCATACGACGCCGCCGACCGGGACTTCGACGGCTGGCCCGTCGACGAGGATGGGCGCCTGGACCTCAAGGCGATTGTGGACGGGGTCGATCTCGATGAGATCGCGAACCGTCACGACAAGACGATCTGATCACTGACGCCCGTGCGGCCCGCGTAGCCGGAGCCGCGCGGGCGTCGTCTCATCCTGGAGTTACACATGGCCGACTACGCCGACCCGCCCGGTATGCCCGAGGACGAGCGGATGACCGACGCCGAGTTTCGGGTGGTCCGGGAACACCTTGGCCTTACGGGCGATTGGCTCGCCGCGCACCTGGGCGTCAGCCCGCGCACGGTGCGCCATTGGGAGCAGGGCAAGTACCCGATCCCGGATGGGGTGAGGCTGGCGATCGAGGACCTGGAGCGGCGCACTGCCGAGTTCGTCGGTGGCGTTGTCGAGAAGCTGTTGGACGTGCCGGACCCGGCCGTGCCAACGTACCGCTCGGATGCGGAGTACCGCGCAGCGCATCCTGAGGTCGAGTTCCCCGCGTCGTGGCATCGGGCCGTGGTGGCCCGCATCGCCCAGGAGGTGCCGGGCCTGAAGATCGGGTACCAGTGACCGCGCCTGCGTGGAACGTTGACACACGGGACGACGCCCCGCCCGGCCGTGAGGCCAGGCGGGGCGCTTGTGTTGGTGGTCGGCGCCGGCCGGGACGTCACCGGCGGCACCGCATCGACGACCCTACCCGGGCGTGTGCTGCATGGTGGCGTCGGCGAGCCGTTGCCGTGCGATCTGGGCGTAGTGGCTGGTGGCCTCGATCCCGACGAACGGGTGGCCAGCGGCAGCGGCGGCGACGCCGGTGGATCCGGAGCCGGCGAAGGGGTCGAGAATCGTGCCGCCGGGTGGGCATACCTTGGCCAGGTCGGCGAGCAGGCTGACGGGTTTCTGGGTGATGTGCTGCCGACGCGTGCCGCGGGGCTGGCTGGCGCTGTAGAGGCCGGGCAGGTAAACCGGGTTGCGGGTGGCGTCGAGCGGCCCGTGTGAGCCCCACAGCACAAACTCACAGTCGGCCTTGAACCCGCCGACACGCGGGCGGGAGATGGGTTTATACCAACAAATAATGCCGCGCCATAGCCAGCCGCCGGCCTGCAGGGCGTCGCTGGTGGCCGGTAGTTGCCGCCAATCAGTGAACACCAGCAGTGACGCGCCGGGCCTTGAGACGCGGAGGCAGTCGGCGAGGATCAGCGATAGCCAGGCGGCGTATCCGCGCTGGTCACGGTTGTCCCCAACGAAGTCGGCCAGGGTGTGGGCGGCGCCGCCGGAGACATACTTGCTGCGAGTGGTGTCCTTGGTCCGGTCGGATTGGGTGCGGCCGCCGGAGTTGTATGGCGGGTCGGTAAGCACGAGGTCGACGTTCGCGGCGGGCAGGGTGGGCAGGATCGTCAGGGCGTCACCGTGGTGCACAGTCCAGGCGGTCATTCAGTTCTCCCGCATCAACCCCGGGGGTGTCTGAAGGTGTCCGCCGGTGGTGGTGCCCCCGAGTCACCACCACCGGCGGGTGTGGCTGGGTCGGCAGGACTACTGCCTCCGGGCGGCCGGCACCTTGTACGTGGGTGCGGCCGGCGTACCGAGTAGGACGCCCAGCCGCGGCCAGCGTGCCTCGGCCACCCGGACGAGGGCGTAGTAGCCGGCCATCGCCAGCGCGACCACCCCGGCCGTGAGGGCGGTGGACGAGTCGGCGTCGAGCACGATCCCCGCCTCGGCGGCAAGCCACGCGAGGAGGGCGCCGACGGCGGCGGGGACGACGGTACGGATGAGGCTGATTAGGTAGTCGTGCGTCATTGGGGTTTCCTCTCGGGGGTGGTGTCGGCGCCGACCTGCTCGGCGATCCGGCCGATCTGGTCCTTGAGTGACTGGCCGCCGTTGGGGCGTAGCTCCTCCAGGGCGTCAAGGCGCCGCTCGATTCGGCCGACCCGGGCCATCAACCCGGGGCGCCCGTCGGGGAGGCCGGGCCGGGGTGGCTCGCCGAGCAGGTCATCGGCGAGCCTCGCTAGTTTGCGGCTGGTGCTCAGCGTCCCGCGGCCGGCGCGGCGGGGTACCTCGGCGGCGGCGCCGACGGCGGCGATCACCGCCGAGATGTAGAGCAGTTTCTCCACCGCGGACTCCTGACGTGCGGCTAGGTGATCGGGTTGCGGTAGGCGGCGTCCCACGTCTTGCGGCCCAGCAGCCCATCGCGGGTGAGGCCTTGGTCGGCCTGGAATGCTTCGATCAGCTCTCGGTGCTCTGAGCCGTACCGGCCGTCGTGGCCGCTCTTGCGGAGGTACCGCTCTCCCTTGTTGGCGGGCCAGCCCCGGCGGGTGAGCTGTTTGGTCCACATCGCGAGCCACTGCCGATCCGACTTGCCGTTGAACCTCCTGCGGTAGTAGCCCGACACCGACCGGTCGGAACCGTCCGCCGGCCCGAAGTAGTGACCGGCCGGAAGCGGGTAGGGCACGGCCGGCCCGGGTGCCGGACGCGACGGCGACGGCGGCCCGTAGACGGGCATCCCCGCGTGCAGCCACGCGTGCAGCTCGTCGCCGGGGCAGGCGGTCGCGCCGATGTCCCGGTGCCCGGTGCGGGTCAGCGTGCGGCCGGTCCGCGCGCACGCCTGGTCATACAGCCAGCGGATCGCCGCGCGGGCCCGCGGGCCGGCGTCGACCGTGCCAGATCGGTCCCGCCCGATGAAACAGACTCCTATCGATTCGGTGTTGTGTCCGGCGGCGTGGGCGCCCAGCACATCCCACCCACGGCCCTCGTAGATCGTGCCGTGCTCGTCGACCAGCCAGTTGTACCCGATGTCAGCCCATCCCCGCCCATCCATGTGATAGGTCTGGATGGACTTGGGGGTTTGGTCGGGGGACGCGGCCGAGTAGTGCACCACGAACCGGCGTCGGCGCGACGGCGGGACCTTGGTGACGCTGCGCGGCGCCCGTGCGCCCCACTGGTCACGGCTGACGATGATCATGCGTTGCTCCCCACGTCGGAACAGACACACCGCTGACCCATGCGGGCCAGCGGCGTGGAAACGGAAAGTGGTGACGTGCCCGCATCGAGGCGGGCCGCACGTCAGAGGGGATAGCCCCAGAGGGCCGCCAGCGGCGGCGCGGCGGTGACCGGCGTGTTCATGGCCACCCGCACCTGACCATCAGCGGCGGAGATACCGGAGTAGGTGATGGTGATGGACGCGCCGTCATCGTGGATGTCCAGCCACCCGAACGCCTGAAGGTTCCCCGAGGGGGCGTAGTAGCCGTGGCTCCACGCCTCGAAGGCCGGCGTGGAGCCCTGATCGAACGGGGCGCCGCCGGCCTGCGGCAGGTAACAGCTGGGCGAGGAGCCGTCATCGGCGGCCAGCGCGTGCCGGTCACCGAAGACCACATACGCCTGCACCTGCGGGCGCACGGCGAACCAATCCCGGATCTCGGCCCACTCGGTGGCGTAGGAGCCCCACCGGTCGCCGTTGGCCGAGTCCTGCCGCCAGTAGATCGACGACGCGATGATCTTCACCGGCTCAGGTTGCAGCAGCTCGCTGTAGAGCCATGCTTTCTGCTCGGCCCCGAGCAGCGTCTTGGCGGCGGATTCCTCGTCGGTGCGGTCGCTGCGCTGCGACCGCGTGTCCAACACGATGACCCGCACACGCCCGATGACCAGCGAGTGGTAGATGGCCGTGGACCCGGCCGTGGGTAGCGGGTAGTGCGGCGCGACCTGCCGGAAGGCCGCGGCCATCACCGGCCCGGCCGGGGCGGCGGCGTTGCTGTCGGCGCCGCCCCAGTCGTGGTTGTCCCACGTGTAGAGCATCGGCACCGCCGTGAGCATGGCCTGCACGTTCGGCGGGGACAGTGAGGCCCGGTACTGGGCCAGGGCGTCGGCGGCGGAGAACCCCACGCCGGGGTCGCGGTAGTGCAGGTCCCCCAGATGCAGCACCCGCCGCGCGGCACCGAACGGCCCTTGCCGGGCGGCGATCGCGGCGAACGTGGCCGCGTTGGAGTTGGTTTGCGTGCAACTGCCGAAGGCCACGGAGAAGCTGACCGCCTCGCCTGGTGCAGGGTCGGTGACCAGTGATCCCCGCCCGTCGGTCAGCAGCACCCCATCGGCCTCGATGCCGTACCAGTGCGCGGTGTCCGCGTCCAGACCGGTTGCGGTGAGCTTGACGAACCCGTCCCCGTCCACGGTCCCGGCCGGGGAGTACACAGGTGAGGACAGGTCGGATGACTGGGAGACGACCAGCCGCGCCGACGTCACGTTCTCCAGCGCGTATGTGGCGGCAAACCCGCTGTCGGTGACCGCGCCGGGCCAGACGAACAGCACCCCGGGTGTGGGCACGGCAGGCCCCAGCCACCCCTCGTCGCTGAAGCCGACGTCATCCAGCTTGCCGGCAACGTTCGTCGCGGCGCTGGTCTGCCCGAACCACACCTCCGTGACGGGCCCACCGAAGTCGGCGGTGAGTACCCCGGAGTCCTGTGTGGGGGTGGCCGCGTCCCCGGCGTAGATACGCACCTGGTAGGGGCGCGAGTCGAAGCCCTCCACAGACACCTCGATACGCCACATGGAGCCGGGGGTCAGCGCCGCACTGGTCCAGACGGACACATTACTCTTGTTGATCATGGTTACGGTGCCGGTGGATGACACCGTGACCCGGAACCGCTGCGCCGTGCTGCCGGTGTTCATACCCCGCAGCACCGACACGGTACCGGTGAGAGCGCCTGGGTCCACATACACCCGGTAGAACTGGGCCGCGGTCACGACCAGAGGGTTGACCGTCCAGCCGCGCCGAGCCGGACCGGCCGTGGCCCCGACGGTGAACGACATGCACCGCACACCGTGGGCCGTGCCGGTGTCGGAGTACACCACCGACGCGCCGGCCGCGTCGAGGGCCAGGCCGAACGGGTCACCGGCCTCGGACTGACCGGAGTTGGCAGTGGTGATCGCCGTGCCGGACGACAGCCCCGTCTCGAAGCTGTTGGTGTAGCGGGTCATCAGATCGCCTTCTCGACGACGATCTGCACCGTCAGGTCGGCGCCGGGGGTGGTGTCACCCACGGAGTCCACGTCCACGGTCAGGTAGTCCCCCTCGTCCCAGGACGGCACGCCGATGGCGGTCACCAGCCCGGACGTGCTCTGCCCGGCGGCGATGGCCGGACGGTTGGTCTGGTTGGAGAAGATCGTGGTGCCGTTGCGGTTGACGTCCACCCGGATCGGCGTGGCACCGGCCGGGGGCGTACCGACGCTGGCCCGCACCCCGTACACGACCAGGCTGTAGCCGGAGTCGTTGTACAGCCGGTGCTGGCCGGCGCCCACGGTCACGTCGCCGATCTGCGACAGCGGCGGCAGGATCGTGCGCGGCACGGCCACGATGTCGGCCGCGTCGGTGGTCACCATCAGCAGCCGCGCGCCGCCGGCGCACTCGACCCACATCCTCGTGACCCCGTCAGGCCCCCAGAACGGCGGGATCTGGCCCGTGTTACGCAGGCCGGTCCCGTCTTCGCTGACGATCTGGGTAGCCGGCTGACCGTTGGAGTCCAGCAGATCGTCGTACCGGGTGCCCCCGGTCTCGGAGTTGTAGAACGTGCATGTCAGGCCGCCCTGCATCTGCGCCAGGTCCGGCACCGAGTCAGCGCTCACCCCGTCAAACGTCCAATCGGCAGGCCCACCGCCGAACCTGTACCGCGCCATACGCGACCCCCTGTTGTGTTGTGGTGTGGTAGCCCCACCCCGGGGCGTGAGCCCCTGCGGGGTGGGTGTGTCAGCCGACCGGGTAGGAAACCACCGTGGCCACCGGCTGGCCGACCACGAGCCCATTGGCGGCGCCGACGAGAACAGGGCCGCCGGACGGCCACACCTCGTACTGCGCGGGATCGGCGCCGTAGCCGGTGACACCGCCCCAGGTGTGCGGATACGCCGGCGGCGCGAATCCCCGCGTCGGGTCACTCGGGTCTGGTGAGGGCGGCAGGTCACAGCACGCGTACTTGCCCGGGACCAGGTCCTGACCGGTCAGGTACAGCCTGAGCCGGACGGTCACGACACCGTTAAGGCGCCGGGCCTCGGCGAACCCGTCGATGCTGGTCTCGAACCCGTAGGACGTGTTGGACGTCGGCGTGCAGGCAAGCCAGCCGGTGTCATCCCAGTGCACGATCCAGGTGGTACCGGTGCACAGCATCAGCCGGGACGTGTCGATCTCCCAGCACTGGCGGCCCACCGCCGCCGGGGGCCGGTTGGTCGAGTACGCGCTGAGGTTTCCGTCGTCGTCCACCAGCCACGCGGTGGACACCGCCTGGGAGGCGGAGATGGCGGTGGCGTTGTGGAGCACCGTCACCGTGCCCAGCACGATCTCGTACACCCCTGGTTCGGTGTACTGCTGCACCGGGGCCGGTGGCGCCCCGGCGCCGGGTACCCCGGCGCGGACCTCGATGGTCACCGTGTAGGCGGCACGGGTCAGCCGCAACACCACCAAATCGATACGGGTCTGCCCGGACACGTTGGCGGTCACCGGCACGCTGAACTCGGTGTCCCCGGACTCCCACGCGAATCCGCGCAGGTGGCAGGTCTTGCCGGCGCGCACCAGGATGGACAGGCCCGTGCCGTCGGCGTAGAAGATCGGCAGGTCCCCGATCGCGGCCTGCCAGCCGTCCACGATCGCCGGGTGCATCAACGTCTCATACTCAAGATCGGTGATGGTCCGGTTGGGTGGCAGCGGGTATGAGGTCTGCGCCATCAGATGGCCCTCCGAAGCATGAGGTGACGAGCAGTGACAGCGAAGGGGCTGGCGTGACAGGGAAGGGTCAGCCGAGCGGGTATGACACCGTGCCGGAGACCGACCGGCCTGACGGGATGTCACCGACGGCGCCCACGTACACCGACCCGTCAGGCCACACCTCGACACGCAGAGTGTCACCGGGCCACCCGTCCCCGCCCAGGGCGACGAGGTCGATGTCCTGGGGCGCGAATCCCCGCGTCGGGTCACTCGGGTCCGGGGAGGGCGGCAGGTCACAGCACACCGCCAACACGCTGTTGGGCACCGTGGTACCGAACCGCTCCAACTCGAATGCCAGGGTCACCACACCATTGAGGCGGCGCACCCGCGCGAACCCGCCCTGGTCGGTGCTCCACCCGCTGGCTGACGGCGGGTGCGTGGACGGCGGGCAGGTGATCCAGCCGGTGTCCTCCCGGTGCATCACCCACGTCGTGCCGGTGCACAGCATCACCCGGGACGTGTCGATCTCCCAATACTGGCGGCCCACCGCCATCGGGGGCCGGTTGGTTGAGTAGGCGCGGATGGTGCCGTCGTCGTGCACCAGCCACGCCGTGGACACCGCCTGGGAGGCGGAGACGGCGGTGGCGTTGTGCGCCACCGTCACCGTGCCCAACACGATCTCCCACACCCCCGGGTCGGTGTACTGCCGCATCGGGGCCGGTGGCGCCCCGGCGCCGGGCACCCCCGGGCACACCTCGATGGTCACCGCGTAGCCGGGGCGGGTCAGCCGCAACACCACCAAATCGATACGGGTCTGCCCGGACACGTTGGCGGTCACCGGCACGCTGAACTCGGTGTCCCCGGACTCCCACGCGAATCCGCGCAGGTGGCAGGTCTTGCCGGCGCGCACCAGGATGGACAGGCCCGTGCCGTCGGCGTAGAAGATCGGCAGGTCCCCGATCGCGGCCTGCCAGCCGTCCACGACCGCCGCGTGCATCAACGCCTCGTAGTCGCGGTCGGTGATCACCCGCCCGGGTGGCAGCGGGTATGAGGTCTGCGCCATCAGATTGCCTCCAGCAGTGCCAGGGAACGGGTGATGCGACGGACCTCCTGGATCCACTCCGGATCAGGACGGGCATCCGCTGAGCCGACGAGCAGGGTGTGTAGCTCGCCGTCGGCGTCGACCTCCAGGTGGTCGCCGCGGACCTCCTCGGCCAGCTCCGTGCCCGGCCACAGCTCCACCGTCACCAGGTCCCCGATGTCCGGCGTGGGCTGCCCCGCGCTGGCCACCACCACGACCAGCAGCTTGGCTGTCTCCGCCCCCTCGGCCAGGGCCTCATCGCCGGCCTGCTCCAGCTCGCCGGTGTCGGAGGTGTGGCGCTGATCCACGAACTGCTCGTACAGGCCCCACTGGCGGGCCGCGGTGCTGGTGCGGCGGATGATCAGCCGGTTGGCTCCCTCCCCGCCGCCGCCCACGATCGCGTCCGACACGGTGGGGGCCTCTCCCTCCAGGTGGATACCGCGCAGGTTGCCCACCGACCGGGAGTACCGCACCTCGGCCGTGCGGTCGGCCGGCGCGCGGACCACGAACTGCACCTGCCCGGCGGCCTGCACGGTGTCGAAGACCAGCCCGCCGGCCGCGAGCGCGGCGCGGCGCATCGCGTCGCCCATCTGCTCAAACCGGGTGCGGTAGGTGATCGCCGTCCCGACACCGGCCACCGCGCCCAGCGCCAACGACGGCACCTGCCGGTAGGCCGTGGCCCCCGATGCGGAGATGCAGTTGGCGTCCACCAGGTCCCGCAGCAGCGTCTCCCCGTTGGTGGCCGCGCGGGTCCACGCCTCCGGCTGGTTGGTGTCCTCCGGCACCAGCGTCGGGTCCGGCAGGGACGTGTGGGCCACGATGTCGGCCAGATCCGACGCGAACCCGAAGGTGACCTGTCCGGTGTCCTGCCCGTCCTTGTCGGCCGTCCACTCGAACGGCTCGGCGGGACGCTCGATCGGCCCGGCCGCGTAGTAGGCGCCGTCGCGCAGCACCACGGCGCGGCGGCCCGGGGTGTACACGGCGGCCAACAGCGCCGGGTCGGCCGGCACCGTCACCAGGCCAACGGCCGGCTCGTTGCGTTTGCGCTCCACCTCGATTCTGGTCCAGTCCGTGATGGGCTGGCCGACCTCCACCAACTGGCGGTCGGTGAGCAGGACGACGTACTCGTGACTGTCCAAGGCCATGTCAGGCACTCCGGTAGCGAGGTTGGAACCGCCATGCCACGCTCGCGCCGGCCGACACGTCGGTCAGGGTCACCTGCACCCGGTTGAGGCCACGCCGTAACGCGAACAGGCTGGTTCCGGGCCAGTTGAGCGCCCCGGTGTATGCCTGCCCGGCCGGGCCGTAGATGGCCTGCGGGTTGGTGTGCACGGTGATCGTCTCGCCCAGCACCAGCGGCCCACCCCCGGCGTAGTCGGGGTCGAGGGTGAACGACTGGCCGGTCACGTCGTGGGTGAGCGTGGCCGACGAACACGGGCCGGTGATCGTCCACACGGGGTAGGCGGACAACTGCCCCGGGTTGTAGATGTCCAGCACGCCGGTACCCAGGGTTTTGGACAGCGACACGGTGGGAAACGCGGTCAGGTAGGAGCCGTTGTCGGGCAGCTCCAACGCCTCGTCGGACACCTCATCAGGCCCGTACCACCACGGCTGCTCGGCCAGCAGCGTGATCACCAGGTTCTCGGCCAGCAGCCCGTCGTCGTCGGTGTCACCCGGGTCGGCGGTGTAGCAGGTGATGTGCCGGCGGGTGCCGTCCGGGCGCCACACCACCAGCGTGCCGGGCCCGTCCTCGTCGGTCTGACCGAACCAGTCGATCAGGTCGCGTTTGCGCTGCACAAACTGCGTGTGGTTGCTGCCGGTGACCCGCACCGGCAGGTCGATCTCGCGGGCCTCCTGGCGCACGTGGCGCACCCGCACACCACCTCGGGGCAGCTTGTCGTGGGTCAGCGTGACCGGGATACCGCCCAGGCCACGCAACCCCTTGAGCAGCCGGTATCCGGTCAGCGCGGGGCTGGTCAGCGGCACCTCCGTGCCGTCGGGCGCGAACCAGGACGCGCGAGGCGCGTCCCTGGGCGTATCTGCCGGCCCCCCGGGCGGCGTGGTGGTGGTGCCCCGTCTGATCGGCATCTAGCGTGGCCTCCCCACTCGTGCGCGGACCTCCCGACGACGCTGGTACCGCTCGACATCGGCCATCGTGATGCCGGCACCGGAGACGTTGACCGTGTCGCCCTCGCGGGTCCGCACGATCACCGGCGGCTGCGCTGCCGGGGCGGCAGGGCGCACCGGCGGGCCGGCCATCTGCAGGTGGGCCATCATCTGCGGGCGCAGCCGGTCGAACTGCCGCAGCAGCCCAGGCATGGCCTGGCGCACACCCTCGCCGATACCCGGGGGCACCCACCGGCCGACTTCACGCGCGGCCACCTTGGACGGCGACGAGATCCCCAGCGCGCCCTTCGCGCCTCGGATGATCCCGCCGACGGCGCCCTTGACCGCGCTGATCGCCCGGCCGACGGACCGTTTGATACCGGAGATCATCCCGTTGATGATCTGGGTGCCGATGCTGCGTGCCGCGCCGGCGAACGACCCGCCGAGGCCGCGGACCTTGCCGATCAGTGACCGGATCGGGGCGAGCACCCTGCCCACCATCGTGGCCGCGATCGACACGGCGGCGGCGACGCCGCCCCGGAACACCGACACGATGCGCGACCACAGGCCGGCCACGAACGGCCCCAGGGAACTCCACCGCCTGGCCGTGCCCAGGAATTGCAGGAACGCCCCGGCGAGCGTGGCCACCCACTGCACCACCCGCGCGGTCCACTGGATCAGCACGGTCAGCACCGGGATGACCACCCCGGACAGCAGCGTCCCCATGCGCGCGAACAGCGACAGGGTGGTGACCTGAAGCTCGATCAGGGGAACCAGCGCGGGCAGAAGCGCCAAGAGCACCTCGCCCAGCGAGGAGACCAGCGGCACCAACTGCGGTAGCAGGTCAGCGGCCAGCGTCCGCCACAGTGGAACAAGCTCCAGGACCAGCGGTAGAAGCTCGGTCAGGGCGTCGATCAGCACCGTGGCGAAAACCTGCGACACCTGGGACAGCACCGGTAGCAGCGCCCCGGCCACGTCCAGCAGGCCGGTAATCGCCGCGGCCAGACCCTCACCCAGCAGGGCGCCGAGCTGGGCGGCCAGGGGAGTCATCGCCGCGAAGTGCTCGGTGATCAGCGGCAGGATCGGGGCCAGCCCAGACACCAGAGCCTCGACGACCATCGACAGCCCGGGGATCAGTGCCTGAACGGCCCCGGCCAGCCCGGTGGCCAGCACCGCCACCAGCTCACCCAGCAGCGGTAGCAGAGGCGAGACGGCCACGATCACCGCACCGAGCGCGGACAGCACCGGCTTCAGAGCCGGCGCGATCGCCGCTACCGTGTCCTTGATCGTGCCGAAGACGGCCGCAAGGACCGCCATGCCCTCAGCGGAGTTGAGGAAGGCATCCACCTGCCCCAGCACCTGGCCCAGCGTGTCCAGCAGACCACCGGACACACTGGTCGCGGCGTTGATCACCGCACTGAAGATTCCGCCGACGGCCCGCAGCACCACGATCAGTTGCCGCAGCACCACCATGCCGTCGCGGACCCAGTCCATCAGCTGACCGGACTCCGAGACCTCCCGCAGCCAGTCACCGAACGTGCTCATGGCCTTGCCGATGGCCGCGCCCAGGCGTTCCACCAACGGCGCGGTCGCGCCGAACGCGGCACCGAACCCCCGGACCAGCGGACCGAAAGCGTCACCGATGTGCAGCAGGGCCCTGTGCGTGGCATCCAGCAGCCGGGTGACCCCAGCCACCACCACCCGGGAACGGGCGGCCTCGGCCGCGTGGGAAAACGCCGACCCCCACGCCTCACCGATGCGGCCCAGCCGGGTTTCCAGCAGCGGCAGATACACCCCGCCCAGGGCCGAGATGTGGCCCTGAACGCGGGCGAAGATCCCACCCTCCACGGCCCGCCGTACCGCGTCCCACCCGGCGGCCTGCCCCTGGATCTCGTCGTAGACGGCGCGGGCGGCCGGGGTCAGCCGCTCCAGGGCCTCGGTCTTGCCGTCCAACGCCTCGATGAGGGTGGACGTACCCACCTTGAGCGCGGCCGTGGCCACGGCCGCCGCGCCGAGGACCGCCGGCAGCGCCCCCAGCAGACCGACCAGCGGGGACAGCGCCCCCACCAGGGCCAGCACACTGACCACCGTGTTGGCCAGGGCCACCCCCAGCAGCCCCCAGGCGGCGCCCTTGGCCACCGCCTTGGCCGTGGCCACCAGGCTGGCCCGCATCCGGGCCAGACCGCGCTGGAAGTCCCGGTCATCGACGCCGATCTTCGCGTACAGGTCGCCGACCTTGAGCGCCACCGGTCACCCCCTCTCCACGGCCAGCCCTGACCGCGCAGGGGGCGGCTACAGGAATTGATCAATGAATTGCTGCGCCTCGGCGGGGGTGTCCAGGCTGCGCCGCGCGTCACCCACCACGGCCACGAACGCCGACTGCGGGCTCAACCCCGCGATGTCCTCGGCCAGGTCCTGATGCCCCAGCCGGCCAATCTGCTCACGGGTGTACCCGTACTCACGCCGCAGATCACCGACCACCTGCAACCAGTGGGCTCTTACCTGCGTCCACCCGTCCGGCGCGTCCTCGTCGCCGGCTTCGACCCAGCCGCCGTCCGCGAGCCGGCGCGTCGGGCGGCTCGGTTGGCCGGCTCCGGGGCTTTTCCCGGCTGTGTCTCCTCCACCATCGCGGCGATCCGGGCGAAACTCACCGCCGGTTTACCCGGCGGACGCATCCCATTGATCAGCGCCCACGTGAAGATGACCAGCAGTTGTTCGGAGCCGAGCCCGTCTGCCAGCCACCGCTGCAACGTGTCGTGCCCGTCCACGCCGGCCAGGTCCAGCATCAGCACCAGCAGCCGCTGAATCTCATCGGCGTCATCGGCGCCCAGATCCAACGCCTTACCGGGGCGCAGCATGATCTCCGCCGGCACCTGGTGGGGGATCGGCACCGCCACGCCCAGGATCGGCGTGGTAGGCCGGCTGGCCACCCGCCGCGACCACCACGCGTCGAAATCGTGGTCGGTCGGGCTTTCTCCGGCCGGCACGTTGTCGTAGAAGGACGCGTCCAACTCCGGAACGCTGTCCGTGTGCGGATGAGCTGCCATGGTCACACCACCGCCGTCGTGGTCGGCGCCCCGCAGCGCACAAACTCCGCGGCCCACGACACCTTCTCGTTATTCCCGCCGCCCTGCTCACCCACACTGATGGTGGCCGTCCACGCCTTCCACGCCGTGGACCCCGGGTACCGGAACCGCACGTCCACCTGACTGTCATAGCCCAGCAGCGTCGCGTGGGCCTCCACCAACTCCTGCCCCGGGTCGCGCACCCCCGTGGCCGGATCTTGCAGGAACCGTCCCTCCAGGCTCAGCGACGACCCGAGCTGCATCTTTTCCTGGCTGTAGTAGCCCAAGGAGTCCCACACGGTGGTGTCAGCGAACTCCTCGTTCTCGTTGTAGCTGACGGTGCCGGTGAGCAGCCCCCCGATACCGGTCCACGTCGGCACCTGCTGCATGTCGGACACCTCAAAAATCAGATCTCTGGCGTTGATCTGGCGCGTGGCCATACAAGCCCCCCAATCTCAATCCGGATACTCGATGGATGCCCGGAACGCGGCCGTGTGCTCGTGCGCGCCGTTGGCGTCCGGCCCCACATGCACCGGCTCGGACTGCTGGCACTGGCAGTCCACGACGTAGATCCCGTCGGCCAACTCGGTGTAGGTCAGGCCGTGCAACACGTCGATCACCTCACGGCACTTCAGCCTCGACAGCCGCGAGTCCTCGCTACCGCGCACCCGCACCGTGACGTGGGGCTCTGACCAGTGCGGCTGATTCCCCGGCGAGGCGGCGCCGCCCGTGCCGTAGACGGTGAGGCACTGCCCCGGCTGCGGCGGCTGATGCTCCAGGTAGATGGGCCACTGCCCGGTGGGCACCCCGACCGGGGTGTACTGGCCCACCCCGGCCGCGTCCAAAAGCCGGGCCAACCCGTCGAACAGGCCGGCCATCAGCGCAGCTCCCGCCGCACCGCCGCGGCGATGATGTCCCGCACCGTGGTCCGCGACTGCTGGTGTGGCTGCTCCAGGTACTTGGCCTGCCGGCCAGGGTCATGCCGCCACGTGAGCTCCTGGTGCTGACGCGCCGCATACACCGTGTCGAAGCTGACCGACCCCTCCAGCGCGGAAGGGTCCACGTCCGTGGCTGCGCTGGCGACCAGCACCCCCTCCTGCAACGGCGTGACCGGCTGCGCCTGACCCAGCACATACTCCGTGGCCGCGTGCAGGCCCCTCACCGCCCCGGAGCGCTCCCGCCGCCGCGCCAGCGTCGCGCCTGCCGTAGACACGGTCGTGGTGACCCGCACGCGCCCCACGGCTACTCGCTCGGGTCCGCGTCCAGCGCGGCCACCATCACCCCGGCCGCGCCGCCGGCGTAGTCCACATGCACCGACCGGTCCGGCTGGCGGAACTCCAACCCGAACGGCCCGCACTGCCGGCGCTCACCGGCGGCCACCACGGCGGTAGCGTCCGCCACGGCCAGCCCACCCCGACCAACAGTGCCCGGAGTAACAAACGTCAACGTCACCGTCGTGCCGCCCCCGTTGTGGACGTACAAGATCCGGTGCTCGGCCCACGCGAACGAGTTACCGTCGGTCTGCTCGGCCGCCGTCGCAGCGGCATCCAGGTCCACACCCGCGGCGGTCAACCGAGTCGCGGTCAACGCGGTCCGTGCCATAACGATGATCCCCTCTCACTGTCGACTGGTCCGGCGCGGCGCGGCAGCAGACGACTGCTCCGCGACCGGAGCGTCCTGCCCGGCCGCCGGCACGAGCGTCCACTCCCCGGCGGCAGCCAACCGTCGATCCTCATAACTGCCCGGCACGGTGCGCTTACGCTCCCCGTGCTTCTCGTTCACCCAGAGCGGCACAACCCCTCCTTCTCGTTGGACATCGATGGCAAGACGCGGGCACGCACTCGGCTACCCTGATCACCGCAGCTCCACCGGCCCAGCGCGAGGCAGTGGCTACAACCGGGCTCAGTGGCCACACACGACTTCCTCGCCTGCTACCAACTCCTGTACGACCGGTCCGAACACCCCAACACCCACTAGCAACGCCCGCATGACTGCCCCAGAGGACAGGTAGCAGGGCTCGGCGGCCACACGTCAGTTCCCGGCGATCTCCACATGCTCGGGAACGTCGAACCCGCCCCCGTCGCGGCGGGCGATGTGCAGCGCGATAATCTGCCGGCCTGAGGGCAGCGTCACCCGTGAGTTGGTGGGGCAGTCGGTGGCCAGCGCGGCGTACACGGTCACCGCGACCGTCAAGGTCTCACCCTTCGCGGCCCGCACGATCCGGCGCCGCTCATCCACCCACACCGGCGCTACCTCCACCGGTGCCCCGTAGGCGGCGGCGCCGCCGGCGTCTTTGCCCTGGTACGGCTCGATGACCACCCCAAATCCGGCGCCGTGCATGTCCAGCAGATCGGTGAGGTCCACGGTCACCACCCCTGCCACGGGGCCGTAGTCAGCAGCCCGGCCCGCTTCAAGCGGCGCGCGGCCGATTCGGCATAGCGGGGCGGAGCGGCGCTGCCTGAGGCGGTCTTGCCCCTGGCAACTGTCACCGACCCGATCGACATCGACGTGAGCGTGCCCAAGGCGCCGCGCCCGTACGGGTCTCCGATAGCGCGTTGGTAGTCGGCCTGCTCGCAGGTTGCCCACCGCACGGTGTCACGTACCTCGGCGTCACTGGGATAGCCCTGGGAGTCCGTTTCGTACAGGGCACCACGCAGCAGCTCGTCCACCCGTTCTGATGCCACCCGCAGTGACCGGGCCGCCCCCACCGGTGGGGCCGCGTCCAGCCACCAGGCGTAGTCGGCGGTGGTGGCATACACCAGCACCCCGGCTGGGGTGTCAGCTGTAGGGGCCGGGGCTACCTGCACCTGCTCGAACCTGGTGCCTGCCCCGGTGCCGGTGACGGTCCACGCGTACAGCCAGATACCAGGCATGGTCAGCTGCACCGGCGAATCAGCGGTGTGCGTCTGCCCCCCATCGCTGGCGGTGGCCGTGACAGAGGTGGTGCCGCCCAGCGGGTCATGAACCGTCACCGTGGCCGCAGTGGTCCCGTCAAAGGTCCCATCCGGCAGGGTCAGCACTGGCAGCACGTACTCGCCGTCATACGGCGTCATGGTGGCCTCCAGCGGGTATGGGAGGGGCCGGGGTGCTCACCTCACCCCGGCCCCTGCTCGTGCCGCGGCCCCGTGTTGTGGGGCGCGGGGTTCCTTATGCCTTGGGCTTCCTGGCCGCTGCCCTGCCGGCCTTCGTACCGGCAGTCGTGCCCGGCTTTTCCACGAGGGCACCCGCTGCGGCGGTGGGTGATGTCTCCTCGTCCTCGTCCGGCTCGGCTGACGTACCGTCCTGGACGGGGGCCTGCCCCGTCCCGGCCTGCCGGGTGATGGTGGCCTTGGACGCGGTAGGGGGCCGGTTGCGAGACAGCACTCCCGTAGCGGCGATCTGCTGGCTTTCCCTACGGGCACGCGCTTCTAGCTCCTGCTGGTCAGGGCCAGGGATGCGGTTGCGTTCCAGCACCCCCTGGTGCGGGTTGGTCACCTCCGGGGCCAGATGCGCCGCCGTCATCGCCGGGGTCTCCTGGCCCACCGCCGTGGCCACCAGCGCCGCCACGGCGATGTCCTCCTGGGCGGCCAGTTCGACGCGCTGGGCGCGGGTGAGCGCGGCCCGTTCGATGGCGGCCCGTTCGGCGCGTGCCCGGATCAGTGCGTCCTGGGCTGCCTGGGGCACGTCACCCACCGGTACGCGCTCGAAGTTGTCCAGGGCGTCCAGGTCCGGGCGCGGCTGGTTAAGCAGGTACACGTTGCCGTCGTTGCGGTTGCGGTATGCCACCTGAGTCGTGTCCTGCGTTGGTTCAGTCGTGTCCTGCGTTGGTTCAGTCATGGGGCCTCTCCGTCAGGGCTGACTGCATGGTTGGTGGTGGAGCGCGGCCAGGGGCCAGCCGGCTGGCCCCTGGCCAGGGCTCACGTGCCGAGAGCACCCCGGATCGTGACGGCGCGAGTGGCATCGATCGTCTTGCACCCGTACAGGGTGTCGATCGAGATGATGTCCTGCTTGGACTGGATGTCGTAGTCGTAGGTCACCCGCAGCCCGAAGTTCTTGTAGTCGGCGATGGCCGACCGGTCCCGCGCTCCCAGCGGAATGGCCAGTGGCCGCATAGCCAGGGCAAACGCAGTCTTGTGGAACCCGATGTTCACCTCGGTCGTGGAGATTCCCGGCCCCTGTGGGGACGGCACCACGATGCTGTTGGTCTCGTAGGCATCAAAGCCGAACAGCCTGTTACCCAGCGAGGCCTCCCGCAGACCCATGGTGTCCCCACGCGCGTCGGCCTTCTTGAGCAGGTCCGTCTTGAGCCATTCGCCGGCCGTCACGGCACCGACCACGGCACGCCGCTCGGTGTGCGGCACCTTGTTCTGGGTGAGCACCCGGCGCGCAGCGATCAGTGCCTCAGGGGTGTCCCACACCTCCCCGGCCACGGTGCCCACGGTGTTGACCACATCGATGCGTAGCGCCAGCAGATCTCCTTCGATCTTCTGGGCGATGGCCTCCATGGCCGGGGTCAGGAACTGCTCCCCGAAGTCGTCGATCTTGAGCGTCAGATCCTCAGCGGTCACCCCGAAGGACACGTCCGCGAAGTGGTTGAGGGTCATCGGGATGCCGCTTTCCGTGGCGTCCTGGACTGTGATGCCGTTGGCCCGTACGAACTCCTCGGCCGTGAACGTGGGGGGCCTGCGGATGGTGATGGTGTCGCCGATCTTGCCGGCGAATTCCGGCTCGTAGTCACGCCACACCAGTTGCGCCATGACCGTCTGGTTGTACAGGGTGGCCAGGGCACGCCTGGCGATCATGGAAGGCGTGAGCAGAGTGTTAGCCACGCGATACTCCTCGGATTATGCAGGACTCACCCCGGGGTGCTAATGACCCGCAGGTGGTCCTCGACAGACATGGATTCCGGTGCTGGTTGTCCACCGGGCCCGCCGGAGAACTGACCGCCACTCGGGGGCTCGTCCACATGCGGCAACAGGGTGGTCGAGCGGAATTTCGGGTTTTCCTCCACGGCCTCGCGGATGGCCGTTGCCAGTTGCTCCGCGAAGTCCGGGGCATCCAGGTCCAGCCCGCTGACACGGTCACCGAAGGACCGCGAATCCAGCAGCGCCCGGGCGTCCGCATCGGAGCTCTGGGCCGCGAGAAACGTGGCCATTTCGATGCGGGTCTTACGGTGTTCCTCCCGGGCCGTGCTCAATTGCTCGGTGAGCTGCGCGGCTACCTGGGCTGGGTCCTGTGGCTCATCCTGGGGTGCCTGCGGGGTCAGCCCGAGCACCTGAGTAAAGCCCTCCAGCACTTCCTGGAGCCGTCCTTCGGCGGTGTCGGCGCGTTCCTTCTCGATGCGCATCCCCACCCGACCGTCTCCGGCCTGCTTGCGAAGGTCCTTGACGTAGTCCCTGATGTCGTCCGGGAACTCCTCCAGAGGCCGCTTGGACGGTGGGGACTGCCGGCCGGCCGGCTTGCCGTCGGTCTGTTGTCTCTCACTGGTGGTGGGCTGGTCGCGTACGACCGTGGTGTCACTGCCGGCGTCCGCCGGCCCGGCGGGCTGCTGCTCGGTCGGGTCGGAGGTGGTACCGGCCTCGGTGTTGCTGCCCCCGCCCATGGAGTCGCCACCGCTATCTCCACCAGCGGGCGCGTCCTGACCGGAACCCCCGGCCACGACACGGATCGGCGCACCGCTTCGGCGGTAGCCGATGATTTGGCCGGGGTGTCGGCCGTGGGGAGTGACCACCGCGCCCGGCAGCGTCTGCTCGCTCATAGGTGCCCTCCAGGGCGTGTGTCCGGCACGCGCCCGGCGGCCGGAAGGTTGGACATACGAAGACCCCGCAGCAGTCCCGCTGCGGGGTCGGTGCTATGCGCGGACGGGCCTGTTGACCTTCCGCTATGCCCCGTGGCAGGGGCTTGTCGCTGGCGTGAAGGCCCTCGCCCGGACTCGGCTAGCGGGCGGTCAGAAGGCGAACCTACCTACGGGTAGAGGATGTAGCGGTATGTCCCTTATTGCCACACGATGCCACGGTGCCCCTGAAACACCTCCGAAGCTGACGCACCAGAGCGTCAATGGCTGAGGAGATGCTCCGTGACCGTGCTGACTGCAGAGGCAGTCACCTTCCCGGCCGGCCCGTACCGCGCCGAGCAGGACCTGGCCATCGCCCTAGCCGAGAAGTTCGCAGGGCCATGCTGACTCGCGCACCACCCGCTGCATTGGCCGCAGGCCGCAGGACTCGGGCCGGCATCCCACCACCTGGCGGCTGCTCAGTAAGCCGTGACCTTGCTCCCAGGACGAGGGCAGGACATCACTTGGCTCCGCCGACGGCCTGTGTGTAAGCCTGCGCCAGTTGCGCGTACTGAGTGCTGGACAGTCGGCTGTCACTGGTGACCGTGTCGAAGCTGTCCGGGTGCGCTGGGGAGTCATCCTGCGCCCCCCACGCCTGCGCGTCGGTGGTTTTGGGAATGGCCGGCCAGCGCCTAGACCGGAAGTCAGCCGCTGCATCATCCAGCGTCATGCGCCCCTCAGCCAGTGCGTCAAGCACCTGTTGAACGGTTGCCATGGGCACCTCCACTACGTCAATTATCGCATCCAGCGTGATGCCAGGTCACCGAGTTCCCACCAGCCGGGCTCGTGTCGCATCAACTGTCTGTCGCCACCAATTTGGGTGCCCGCCCCGTGACGCTGTTGTCGTACACAGCCCATCCAGCGAAACTGGCACGCATGCTATCAAATACCTGCCGGTTGACTGTCTTCTCCGCACTGGTGCGCTGGGCGCGGATGAGGGCCGGGGGCACGAACCTCCCACCGTCGCCCTTACCGGCTCGGTAGTTGTCCTGCCCCTGCCGGTACCGGGCCAGCGCGCGGTCCACGGACACCTCCACCGGAATGTCCACGAATACTGCCCGGGTGTCATACCCATTGCGCCGCAGGTCGTTGAGCCGGGACCGCACTCCGCCCTCACTGGACATGGTGATGTCCCAAATCAAGTTGGTGCCGTCACGGTAGGCCATATCTGCCACCAGTTTGCCAATGCGAGATGACTCCTCATGCACCAGCGCCGCCCGCTCCATCGGGGACAAGTCCGGGTAGCCCGGCACCTCCGGAATCAGTCCCCGCTCGGCCATGATTTCCTTGACGTCATCCGGGTTCACCGTCAAATACTGGGACTGGTCGAATCCGGCGTGGTCGCGCAGCACCGTGGACTTGCCCGCGCCCCCTAACCCACCGGCGATAACGGCCTTGCGTTGCCGGGGCACACTGGCCGCCTCGGCATACATCGACCTGGCGATCTCCCGGTGCAGGGCGTCCCGTTCCGGGGTCCATGCCCCCTGAGCTGTGGTGTGGGTGACATCCGTGGAGTGCGTCGTAAGCGCCCGGCCGACGGCCTCCTCCACGTACGTCTGCCGAGCGGCGAACTGCTCATCAGTCATGGGGCCGCCGGGGTCGCTGCGGCGGCTACGACCGTCGCCTCCTCGGGTGGTCGTGGCCACTCTGCCCTCAATGTCCCCCACGTCGCCGACCGTGTCCGTCCACCGGCCGCGCCGGTCCCGGGGCTGGTTGGGGTTGTACCTGCCACGCATTACGTCTCCCCCGATGGCCGGTAGCCGCGGCCCCTCGGCCGGGCCGGAGCCCGGCTGGGCCTGGTGGGTGAGGGCGGCTGCTCCTGCTCCTGCTGATCGTCTGGCGCGGCGCTATCGGGCGGCGCCGGGCCGCTGACGGCGAGGATGGCCGCTACTTCTTCCAGGACCTGCTCCGGGCTCCAATCCGGGTGCAACATCTCCACCTTGGTGCGGGTGGACACTGCCCGAGCGCCGTCCAGCATCTGGAGGGTGCGGGCCTGCTGCTCCGGGTCGATGGCCACGGCGTCTGGCCACTCCACGACGGGCTGCACGGGGGTGAGCTTGCGGCCGAACTGCCGGGCGTCCACAGCCAGGGCGGTCTCCCACAGCCGGGCCAGCCGTCCCCGGAAATAGTTGGTCTTGCGGCCTCGGGTGGTCAGGCTGCGCCGCCACCGCGCTTTGATCTCCGTGGCGGTGGGCGCCGGCCCGTCTCTACCTTCGCCGAGCGTGCTGGTCGAGTAGCCGGCGCCGTGCACGGCCTGGCCCCAGAGCGCCCGGGTGGTGGCATCATGCTCAGCCACCCGGATGGCGAACTGCACCACCTGCAACTGCATGCCCTTGTCCATGCTGGGCAGGGCCGAGATGGCCTGGTATACCTCTTGCTCCGCGTCATAGGCGATTCCCTTGCCGCGTCCCAGGTGCTGCAGGTACACCTCCGGCACCAGCACCTTGCCCTTGCCGATACGCAGGTCCCGCATCCAGGACGACCACGCCTCATCCAGCCCGTCCAGCACCGGCTCGATTCCGTCATAGTCGGAGCGGCCCAGCATCGACCCCCGCATCAAGCGGTTGGGACGCATATTGGGCACGTACTCGGCGGTCATGCCTGCAGCGCCGGTGTCCACCACTCCCTGGCGGTTGGCCAGTCGATGAAAGGCCCTGGTGTCCGGGTGCTCGGTCAGAGGTCGACGCTCGCCCAGCGTGTCTCCGCCCCGGCTTCGGTACAGCCCGTGCCAGATACGGCCGGGCTCATGCCGCTCCAGGTGCCGCCACGTGTACCGGTTGTCCTGGGCAGGCAGCTCCTTCCAGAACGTCACTGCTGCCAGCCGGCCTGACCGCCATTGCGGTATGGCCGCGTCCGGAGGCAGCGGGTCGATCAGCACGTGGTTGGCCATCCCCTTGTCCCAGCCCACCCGCAGGTACACACCGCCGTATGCCGAGCAGATCTCGGCCGCTTCCAGCAGGGTGGAGTGCACGTCAGCGTCAATCACGACCTTGTTGATGTGCCGCTGGGCGGGGTCTCGGGCCGGGTTCTTGACGTCCGGCACCCGGAACGCTGGCGGCTCCCCGAACAGTAGATCAGCTGACGTGGCAGCGATCTCTGCGGCCAGCGGGACGTGCAGCTTGGCCAGCCGCATCGACCCCTGTGGTGGGGTGACTCCCCAAAACATACGTGGGGCCAGGGTGACCAGCGCCGGGGCTGCTACCGCACCGGTGGCCATCTTGGGGTCGGCCGTGGTGGTGGTGGCCTCATACACCTTGGACAGTTTGTCGGGGTCTCCGCTGTACCAGGCTTCCCACCGGTCATACAGCCGCTTGGCCTTGCGCCAGTCCGGGGGTGGCCACGGCGTGTCGTCCTGGGGTAGTGGCACAGCAGTGGCCCCCTGTCTTGAGTTGTGAACGTCGTGTCTGGTCGCTCGGGCTTGACCTAGCCGATTAGCTCGGATGCGAATCTGAAACGCCTTCGTGCACGCCGCCCGGTTGACACGGCTCGTCTTCCTACCGGCGTGAGCTCGATGCGTAAACCCGCCCGTACGATTGGCCAATACCCCGCAGCACTGACCGGAGGTCGTGTGACATGGCGTTGACCCCTGAGCCGGAACCGTGGCGACACAACGGTCCTTACGACTCTTCCGACGATGCCCGCAAGCAGGCTCAGGCCATCACCTTCGGCATTCCCGGTGCCACCGACAACCTCATCGCCGCTGCAGCGCTTCGCGAGGCTAGGGTCTTGACCGGTTTGACAGACGACACCGACTACGAGCGCCAGGTGCGCGAAGACCTCGCCTAGCGGCTCGATCCAGCTACCGCCCAGGTAGTCGCTGGATGGATCATCCGGGCACACCTCGCCGGCCTCGGCCCGTCCGTAGTGTCCAGACCAGAACAACTCCAGGAATCATGATCATTGACGGCCTCTCGGCGGTTTGACTATCGGTGTGGACATCCCGGCCCGGGTCTTGGACTGGGCCGAGGCTCACGGGATGACCGAAGCCGACCCGGATGTGTACCTTCTGGTCGCCCCGGCCGATGAGGCCGGCCGCCTCGATGGCGAGGTAGCAACCAGGATGAGCGTGCTGCCTCCAGAGGCGGTGGCGCAGATCAGGGCCGAAATGGCCGAGTCGTAGCTTTCAGCCCGCAAGCCAATGGCTAGGCCCTTCGCGGCAGGAGATGAAGCGCCAGCCCGCGACGCAACCGCCCAAGGCACGCCTACTGCGTTGAGCTGGACGCCATCGTGTGCTCCGGGGCTACTCCATTGGTTCAGTGACGTCGAGGTACACCCGCCCGTCATCTGTGGGGCGGCGGGTAATCCCCAGGCAAGCCCACATGTGAGCTATCGCTGATTGGCATACACGAAACACTTCGTTTTGATGCGTGTGGAACTCGCTGTGATGAGACAGGATGGGCTGAGGTTCCACCACCTGCATAATCCTTGACCACGCCGGGCTCAGGTACAGGTCCGCGCCGAGGTGACCGGCCACCTGGGAAAGCGGACTGGGTTGTCCGGCGCCGAGTGCTTTCGCTTCGGCATGGGCCAGACAGACGAAGACCTGCTTGGTTTGTTCCTGGAGCTTCTCCCACATCGAGGCGAGGTCGGTTTGGCCCACCCGGTATGACCACACCAGTTCGGGCCATGCCGGATGTACGGCCTGGTCCAAAACCTGGCGAAGCTCGGCCTGCCCGCTGTCTGGGACAAGGTACCCGTACCGGGCCGGCACCGGCTCGCCGTCCACAACCTCGGCGGTCACCATGCCCCCAAGAACAATGTCGGCCAGGCGATCACAGCGCCACTCGTCGACAACCTCCAGGCCATACACGCCGGCCATGCCAGATGGATCGTCTCTTTGGGCGGTGGGCGCATCGCCGCACGTGGTCCTCTGCCTCCCGATGACGGCATGTCCCAACTCGTGCGCGAGCAGGTAGACGAACATGCCTTGCTGGAGGCCGTCAGGATCGGGGGCCATCATCCCCACATCGAGGATCACGTCGACTCGACTGTAGTCGGTCGGGTCGACGGGAAACGTCTTCCCGGCAACCTGCCCACCCAGTCGTTCCGGCGAGAAGTCCTTTTCCTTCCCTCGGCGGTCAACCGAGGCCGTCAGATTTCCTGACATGATGATCGTGGTCTCAAAAGCAGGGGTGGCCAACTCCTCGGCCAGCGTCGTGATAGCCGAATGGATTGGCTGGATCAGCGGATGGTAGGCAGATTCGCCGTACTCCTCGTTAAGAACGGTGAGGGGAAACTTATCCGACATGGGCTCTCCGATATCAGCCCCGAGAGTGGGGAGGGCATAAGATTTCGCGGACAAGAACGCACCCTACACCTGCCCACCCACAATCCCGCTCCCTCACCCTGTCGCCGCAAGAGGCAGACTCACACCCCACCCTCATTCTGACCGTCCTGGTCTAAAGGCGCACCCAGTTGGTAGGGGTCGTCGGCAATGGCAACGGCCAACTTCCGCCAAGCCTCGGCAACCACGACGAGCTGCACCGACACATCTTCGCCAGCCAACGTGCCGGCCTTGTGCAGCATCTGCGCGGACTGCTGGATGCAGTCCGCGGCCGACACCGGCGTTTGCTGGCCCGACCCAGCCTTGATCATCGGCTGTCCTCCTATGCGGCAAGGTCAAACATGAAGCGCCACAGCGCCTCGGTGGTGTGGATGCCGTACCGCAGCGCGTCCAGGCTGTGGTCATCCACCTTGATGGGCACGTCCAGGCCCCTCAGAGCCTTGTCGTCATCCCAGCTGTAGCCGGGCAGCTCATCCAGCAGGCTGGTGCAGGACCTGTGCACCCTCAGACGGTCCCTGCCCATCAGCGTGGACACGTTCCGGATCCCGTCGAGCACGTCGTTGACGCCCGGGGTCGGCGTCATACCGTCCACCTGCATGGTGCGAATGAACGAGGCCGCCGACGGGTCGACGACCATGTGCTCCGGACGCACCCCATAAATCGGGGGATTGGTACCCGGCACCTGTACCCGGTCCAGCCAGCCCCGCACGGCCACGCTGTACTCGGCGTCGGTGAGCTGCCGGTGCGCCTTGCGGCTGTCATGGCGCCATTCGGATGCCACATACAGCCGCTGGTCCACCCCCACACCCAGCAGCAGCGCCGCGAACGGGTTGGTGGTGCCGTAGTCCACGGCCGCGCACAGCCATCGCTGGATCAGCGGCATGGATCCGTCATCGACCACCATGGTCTGCGGATCCCACTGGTCATAGACAGCCCCTTGAGCAGCCACCCAGTGTCCGAGGACGAACCGGCGGTAGAACAGCCCCACGAAGGAGGCCTTGATCGAGCGGCGGAAGTCCTCATCCAGCGCGGGGTTGTCATCCAAACTAAAGTGCCAGTGGCGTAACTGTATGTCCGGCTCGTGGGCTCGCAGCAGGAAGTCCTTGCGCAGCCAATGAGCCGAGCTGTCCGGGTTGGTGGTGGCAAACAGCTTGGACCCGGGCACGCTCATACGGCCGATCAGCTGGGTAAAGAACTCCTGGGGCACCAGCGTGGCCTCATCCACGTAGGCCCCGGCGCAGGTCATGCCCCGTAGACGTCCCTCCGCCTTTTTGTCATGCGCGCCGATGATGTCCACCACTCGCCCCATGATGCGGGCGGTGTTGGCCCCGGGGGTGTAGCGCACCTCCTCGGCCAGCGAGCCGAAGACGGACGGGTCCTGCAACACGGAGAACAGGTTGCGGCCGATGGTGTCCTTGGTACGGCCCACCATGACCAGCCGCCCGTAGGGTGGCGCCTCAGCGATGAAGATCAGCCAGCGCAGCAGCGACGCCACGGTCTTGCCGGACCGGATGGCCCCTGACCAGATGTTGAGGCGGGCTTGTGCCTCAACGATCGAGCGGATTTGCGCCGGGCTGAAGGCCTTGGTGACCCGGGCCAGATCAATCGGCCGGGCCATCTGACGGCGGCTGGTAGGTGTCCTCGGCGGTGAGCGCGTCGTGGGCCACCTGAAGGCCCGCGGCCAACTCACCCAGGATGCTGCGCGCGGTGTCACTGCCGCGCGGCACGCTGTCCAGCCCGAGCATCCGACACCGCCTGTCAATGATCTTGAGTACCGTTTCTGCCGTCCTGGGATCACCCCCGGCGGCCGCTGCCCACAGGCCGCGCTGCATCTGGTCCAGTCGCATCAGCTCCAGAGCGCGCAGTTCATCAGCGGACTGCTTCTGGTCGGCCACGGCTTGGGCCATGGCCCGGGAGAGGTCCTTGGACACCGCCGCGCGGCCGGAGTAGCCCAACGTCTGCTGGATTACGTCCAGGGTGGCCCCGGATGCGCGCAGGGACATGGCCCGGGCACGCCGTTCGGCGGTAGCTGACTGCTGGGTACGCGATGCGGGCATGGGCTCTGCTTCCTCCGTCGGTGCCCCCCGGGGTGGGGGCTCAGTACGGGCGCCTTGCAGACGGGTGGCCCGGCCGGGGCAGGTATTCCACGGCCAAGTGCCTGCGCGGATCCTGACCGCGGCCCGCGCTGGTCTCATAGGGTGCGTAGACGTTCGAGATGATCGATCCTTTGCGCCCCGGTTGAAGATTCTTCGGTCGGGCTCGCCGTGTAGGTGGCGGCCGATCCGCGGAATGCGAATCTCGGCCGTGACCGTCAGGCGGTAGCAGCGTTGGGCCGGTCATGGGTGATCGGAAGCCATACTCCGGCGCCGTCCTGTCATGCCGATGAGACTGCATCGCAGCGAGGCGATGACCCAGATACGCTGCGCGCCATGCCGTACATGCCCGATCTTGACGTCCTGTTGACCACTGGGTACCGAGCCGAGTGCGATGGGATCGCCTACCGTATCGAGCCCTACGAACTCGGGCCAGTGGTGCTGCCAACCGGGAAGGTCGTGGGGTGCGACCCGATCGTTGCGCACACCACGCCGTTCACTGACGCGGTGGAGCCGGGCCAGTACGAACTGCGGGCGTGGGTGGCGGTGTTGCTGAGGGACGGCTCGGAGTGGCAGCGGCGGATTGCTGCACTGCAGTTGGTGGTTGCTGACGAGCCGGCTGCGTCGTGGACCATGGCACTGCTCCCCGACCAGGACGTGGCCTCACTCGGCGACGAGGGCTTCTTCGGCTACGCGGTTGACGCGGGTACCGGGACGCTTGCCGACCAGGTCGCGGTCGAGGTGCTGAGTGGGTGGGACTACGAGCAGTTGGACGCGGTGTTCATTCCGGCGCAAATTCCGGATGACCCAATCGAAGCCGTTATTACCGCAGTGGTTGAGCAGCGGACTGCGGCGAATGTGTATGTCGTCGGTTCAGGGTGGGGCGACGGCGTGTACGCGACCTATGTAGGCCGCACCGAAGACGGGCGGATCACCAGCTTCGTCACCGATTTCCGCGTTGTGCCGCTCGGATAGTGGGCAGGAACGGAGCAAGACTTGCTTCTGTCCCGACCGTGCGGGCGGCTAGCCATCAAGCATCACGCCGCATCTCGCTGCCCGGCCCTCTGGCCGGGTCATAGTGACTCACACCCCCGGATAAGACCGCGTATGTTGGCACGTCTTATGGGTTGGCACGTTCGCGTACTGGCCTCCCGTCACCCCACGCGGGACGCCGGGCGGCTTTTGGTTGATCTCCGCCCAGCCTGGGCCTGACCCGGTTTGACGGACATCCGAGATCAGGGGGCTGTGGGCCCTCGGGAGGATGTTCATCATGGAAGGCATGGGGAAGAAGCCACGTCGGCCGCGTCGGGCGTTCACGCCGGAGTTCAAGGCGGAGATCGTCGAGGTGTGCCGGCGGGGTGACCGTACGGTCGGTCAGGTCGCGAAGGACTTCGACTTGACGGAGACGGCGGTCCGGGACTGGGTCAAACAGGCCGACCTCGACGCCGGCACCCGTACGGACGGGCTGGCCAGCGCGGAGCGCGAGGAGCTGGCGCGGTTGCGGCAGGAGAACCGCCGGCTGCGTGAGGACGTGGACATTCTCAAGCGGGCCACG